TCATATGCGCCACAGGTCGCCGTCGCGTTCAAGCCGCGTGCACTCGAATAGTAGCACGAACTCCGGATGCGGCTTGATACCAGCAATCCGCCGGCGCTCGGTGTCCACCACCACCGCCGCGCAGATGGCCTGCACGATCTCGCGGCGAATGTATTTGCTGGCCGTCGGCCAGATCTGGCGCAGGCGCACCATGCGCTCCCCGCTCTCCACGGTCTTCGCCGGCGCCGGGATCACCATGTTTTCAATCTGCTCCTTCAGCGCCCGCGCGCGGCGCTCCATGCTGGGCAGGTCATCGTCGAGCACCATGCCGGCGTTGATCTGGTAGTTGATGCGCCTGAGCTGACCGGCCAGCTTCTCACGCGCCTCCATCGCCTGCAGGCGCGCATCATCCAGCGCGTTGACCTCGCGCACAGCCTCGCGCCAGTCGTCAGGCAATTCCAGGTCGGCGATGTAATCGTGCATCGCTTCGACAAGCACGTCCTCGGCCACAGGGCGCGCCGGCGCCGCGCAGGTTTCGCCGCGCTGGGCAGCTGCACAGCGATAGTAGGCGCGCTTGCTCGTCGTGCTGTGCCAGGCGCGCATGGGCTTGCCGCAAACGCTACACACGGCCACGCGCTCGCCGAAAATGTAGTCGTGCTTCAGGGGGGTGGTGGCCAGCCGGCCCGGGTTGCGCCGCTTGACGCGGGCGGCCAGCGCGCTGCGCGCCAGCTCGTCATCAATGACGACTGGGTGGGTGTCGTGGATGATCTCCATGCGCCGGTCGCGCTTGCGCTTTTTGCGCTCGCCCTCGCCGATGTAGGTGGTGTGGCCGCTGTAGAACGCGGCGGCCTCCGGCGTGAAGAGCGCGCCAACGCTGTCTTTCGTCCATGGCCGGCGCTCGTCGATCGGCGTGTCGACCGTCGCCTTCTTTTTGCTGTTCGTGCGCAGTCGCAGCGTGCGGGCGCCGGCGGCGTTGATGGCGTCTGCGACCTGCTGGTCGCTCTTGCCGGCGGCGCAAAGCTGGTAGGCCGTGAGCACGTGGCGCGATTCGTCTGCGAGTTGGGGCTTGCCGTCGTCCCCGCGGGTGTAGCCATAGCGCAGGTCGCCATTCCACAGGCCGGCCTGGAATCGCTCACGCTTGCCCTTCGTCGTCTCGGCACTGAGGTTTTGCAGATACCACTCGGCGAAGAACGCCAGAATGATGAGCACGACCTTGCCCAGCGGCGTGGTGAAGTCAATTGGCTCAGTGGCGCTGGCAAAGGTCACGTCATGCCGCTGCAGATCGTCGAGCGTGAGCAGCACGTCGACCAGGTTGCGCGAGAAGCGGTCGAGCTTGTGGCACACCAGCACATCGAACGCGCCGGCGTGCGCGGCTTTGAGCATATCCTGAAAGCCGGGACGGTCGGTGCTCTTGCCGCTGCGCGCCTCGTCGGTGTAAATCGCGGTGATGGCCCAGCCGGCCTTGCCATCGACGAACGACCGGCAGCCGCGCTCCTGCGCTTCCAAGCTCCAGCCCTCGGACTGCTCCTCGCTAGAGTAGCGAAGATACAAGGCGATGCGTGTCATGCCGGCTCAGGCTGTGGTGCTGGCTGGCGCTGGGCTTCAGCGGCGGCGATGGCGCGCAGGAGGCGCTGCACGCGCGGTGGATACGTGTCGAGGCGCTTGCGCGCGACGACTGGCAGCCGCGCAACATTCGGTGCGCGCTTGGGCCGGCCAGGCCGGCGAGGGTGGGGGAGTTTGCGCTTGTCGGTCATTTGCGGTCATCCTCCAGCCGGCTCAGCCGCGCCTGAAGTTCTTGCGCAGCTCTGGCCATGTCGTCGCGCTCGTGGCCGATGCGCGAGATGTCGGCGCGCAACTTGATGTTCTCTTCGATCAACTGCTTGATTGTCACTTCGTTCACCGGCGTGATCTGGTCGCGCACGATGTAAATCTCTTCTGCCATTCGCTCTCCCATATTCCGATGTAAGTTTCCTTATATCGGAATGCCCTGATCGTCTAAAAATCGTCCGCGTGTCGCGATTGATAATAAAAGCTTATCAATCACGACCGCCGAAAGGGCTTTATCCCATCACTTTGTTCACGGCCTTGCGCTGTGCCTGGCCGGCATCGGCGCGGTAGTCGCGCAAGACGGCGATGGACTTGTGTCCAGTGACCTGTTGAATGTCCGCCTCGGCCACCTCAGCCTTGAATGCTTCTGTGATGAAGCCGCGCCGCGCGCTGTGGCCACTCACCCGATCTGCTGCAATCCCCACCCGCTCGGCTGCGCGCTTCCAGACCAGCGCGATGTTGCCAGGCGTCAGCGCGCCGGCGCCCACGTGGCCGTGCTGATCGACCCCACGAAACACCGCGCCGTCGTCAATACCGGCGGTGGTCAGCCATCGCCTGAGCAGCCGCACAGGGCAGATAGCTGGATCGCTTGAGGCCGGCAGCACTTTGCGCATGCCCTCGCCGGCCTGGTCGGTCTTCGAGCGTCGAATGGTCAGCGCTACCTCATCCACACCCCACTCCACATCCTCGACGATCAGGCTCGACAGCTCAGACCTGCGCATGGCGCCGGCGAACTGCACACAAAGGATCGCGCGATCTCGATAGCCGGCGAGCGTGTCAGGCATGGCCTCACACATTGCGCGCAGCTCGCGCACGGTCACGGCGCGCACCTTGCGCCTGGGCGCGCCGTGTTCTCGTCGAATGCCGCTCATGGCTTTGCGCACGATCTCTGTCGCGGTCGGGTTCGGCACGCCGGCAGACTTGTGCGCCTCGCTGATGGCCACGTTGCGCCGCTCGATCGTCGAGACCTTCATGCCTTGATCAGCCAGGTATGCAAGGTAATCAGCAACCGTCTTTGGCACCGCTGGGAAGTGCGCACGGTTGTTGTCCTCACACCATTCGCGAAAGTCGCGCAGATCGGACTGGTAAGCGCGGCGGGTGTTGTAGGCACGCGAGGCGCGGATATAACGCGCCGTTGAGTCAGACACGGTGGTCGTGTCCGGTGCGCCGGCGGGGTTCTGAACAATCGGTGATTTCTCCATTCTCAAACTTGAATTTACGATCACGACTTTGACGCGTCTGGAAAGTTGAGATTCGCAAACTCTCCAAAGATTTCACGTGCAGCTCTGTCATAGGCCAATGCAGCAGACACTGGATCGTCAAATGTTCCCAACCAAATCAACTTATAGTTGGACTTTATCTGTGCACCCCACTTGCCCTTGTTGCGTGTTACGCCCTTGTATCCCGACGTGTTGTTTTTGTGCCGCTTCCTGTTTGTCAGGTTCTCGCGATGAGTGCATATCCTCATGTTGACGCGCTGACAATTTAGTGTGTTGCCGTCTCTATGGTCAACGTGATACCCCTTCGCAGGCTTGCCCATAATGTCCCAATGCAAAAACCAAACAGGATTGGAAAAGTCGCCCGAGAATCGTGCGCAATAAAGATAGCCACCAGGCGATTCGAACCCATACCATTGATGCTTGTTCAATGTCTCTAGTGCATCGTCATCAACTGCGACGGCATGCGTCTTGCCTTTGTAATCAAACTGGATTTCTTCCATGGAACACTTCCTTACTGCGTCAATCACAATGTAAGGCTCATTGCTTCCTTTAACTGGACTTAAATTAAGCAAATCTAGACAGCCAGCAATGCAGGCTGCATTTGGCGTGCCCTGAATCGCCGGGCGCGCTCGTCATACTCCGACGCGCGCCGAATGGCCGCGTGCTCATGCGGCTGCAGCCCGCGCAGCGGGCGCATGTAGGTTTGCAGCCCACGCTCGTTGGTGCGCATCAGCCGGAAGTTGGCAGCCCGATACAAAATGCCGCGATGCGTCGTGCTGTCGCAGTAGCTGATGCACTCACGCAGCGCATACGGCTCGTCGAGGAAGCACGGCGGGTGCGTGATGAGGTAATCCACCACGACACGCTTCAGCGCCTGCCCGATTGCCTGCGTGGCCGCGTTGTGAATCTCTTCCTCGCCGCCTGGCTGGATGCGCGGGTCAAGCCACACGCGCGCGAGGTTGATGATCTCCCAGCGCGTGAGGCGGGCGCGTCCGGCCTTCACGTCATCAACACCGCCATACCAGCCATTGCAGCGGGTGGACTCTGGCCGGCCAAAGCCCAGCGCGCCGCGCCGCTCACCATTGACTTTGACGATATAGGCGATGGGCCGGCATCGTGGATCAATCTTCGAGTGAAGATAGTGATGCGCGATCCATTGCTGTTGGCACCAGATCGCATCTTGGCCGAATGCTTGTTCGACTGTCAACATGCCCTACCCCGCATCAACCACATCGCCGGCGTCATCCTTTGGCGCAGCCAGCAGGCCGGCGTAGCCCGACTGCTTGAACGCCTGGAAGAACGTCTGCTCGCCGCGCACCGCATACGGCAGCAGCACCTGCGCCAGCTCGGCCTGCTTCATGGCCACCATTGCGAGCTGTATCTCGATCCACTCCTGCGCCAGCTTCCAGGCTGTGCGCTTTGCCTGCTCGCGCAAGGACTTTTGCTGTGCGAGCGTCGTGGAGAGCCGGCGCTTGCGTCGCTCGTCATAGAGGACCTGGTAGGCGGCGTCGCTGTCGACGGGCATCCTGAACGACATCTCGCCGTGTTCGGTCGGGATGATGAAGTCGAGGCCGCGCATCTCGCCGGCTTCGTAGCGCTTGCGGATGTCGCTGGCGCCGGCCCTTGCAAGCATCTCCTCAATGCGCGCTGCTGTGCGCTCTGGCGGCACCGTGCTGGTGCGGTTCTTGATTGGCAGATTGTTCATCAATTCACCCCCAGCGGAAGCTCGGCCAGGCGGGCCTTGATGCGACTATGCGCGTCGAGGCCGTCCGGCGTGATCACCCGGCCGTCCTTGGCCAATTTGATGTAGCCGAGGCGTTTCAGATAAGGCTCGATCTCGTCTCGTACACGCTCACTCTCGATGCCTTCGAGCGAGGCGATGATGACGCGCTCACCCAGCGGCCGGCGCTCGTTGACCAGGATGTCGAGATATGCGAGGTCGTCATGCGTCAGTCCGTTGCGGCTGACAATGCCGAGGCCATACATGACATGCGCGAAGCACGTGTCGACCGGCTTTCCAGTGTCGGCGATCTCCTCGGCCACATCGCGCGCGAGCATGAAGGCACGGCGCGGCACCAGGCGAGACGCCCGGGCCACCAGCGGCACGGCCTCCGCCGGCAGATCGCGATAGTTCAGGCGCACCATCTCCTCGATCTCGCTTTGCGAATACGGCTGCAGCAGTATCTCGGTGCAGCGGCTGCGGAAGGCGTCGTCGAGCAGGCCCTGCTTCGTGGTGGCGAACATGAACAGGACGTTGCCGACCACGGCCACGCGGCGCACGCCGGCGCGCGATAGCACGACGCTGCGGTCGTTGGCTTCAAGCGCAGTCAGCAGCGCGTTCTGCACGCCGGCGCCGAGGGTGTGAATCTCGTCGATGAAGATGGCGCAGGGCGGATACTCGATCATCGGCATGCCGCTGCGCTCCCCCACCCGCTTCGTCGGCAGGCCGCTGTCGACGAGCATGTCTTCGAGCGCATCGAACAGTTGTTCGCGGGTCTTGATGGCGGTGCCGTCGAGCTGAAGGAACGGCAGGCCGAGCGCCCCGGCGGTGCGCTTGGCGATCGTGGTCTTGCCCAGCGACGGCCCGCCGACGAACAAGAACACGCGATCCATACGCGGCGGCGTGTGCGTGAGCGCAACGCGCAGACTGCGCTTGATGGCATACACCGCCGGCGTGTTGCCGATGAAGCCGTTGAAAGCATCGTCGACGCGAGTGCGGATGTCGGGCGTAGGTGTGCTCATAGATATTTGAATTCAATGCGATTCACAATCGTGGCCGGCGTGCAGCCCTGATGTGTCTCGCAGAACATCTCGATGAACTGCAGCGGCGTCATCTCCGGGAATCCTTCACGCGCCACGTCCTCTGGCGTGATGGCGTCCAGACGCTCATGTCGGATCGAGACCACCTCAATGCGGCGCAGCTTGACGATCTTCTGCCCGCGCTTCAAGCCTATGCCCTTCTCAACGGCGCTGAGCTGGTCGCCTGGACGGAGCGTCCACCAGCCAAGCCGGCGCGTCACGTCCTTTGTGCCGGCGATCACCTGCTGTGTGGTGAGCATGAAGCTCATGTTGCGTGGCATCAGAACAAGCTCTCCTGTTTGGCTGCCGGCGACTCGGGCACCAGCGCCACGAGCTGAAGCCGGTAGCCGACGAAGCTATTGATGCCCGGCTCGATCTCCGCCGGCGACGATGTGCTCACGCGATAGCCGACGCGTTTGATGAAGGCACGGAAGATGCCCATCTCGCGGTCGTCCGGCGACTTGTTCAGCCGCGTGATGGTGAGCTGGTGCGTTTGCGCGTCATAGTCCAGCCGCGCGCCATTGGTCATGTGGTGCGGCGTGGGCCGGCTGCCGGCGATGATTTCACGAAGAATGATTTCAAGCATGAGTGTTAGTTTTCCAATGCGCCTGCACGCCTCGCGTGCGCGGCCACACAATCAGTCCTTTCCGCTCCAGTTCGGCAAGCACCTGCCGATGCAACCGGGGTGATACACCCAACGCCCTGGCGGTGAGCCGGCGTGTCTTAATAGCGTGCTGCACCAGGGTTGACACGAGATGCACGCGCTTCGTGGTTACCGGCAAAGCGCCGGCAAAGTCGATCACCACGCGGCCACGCCCGCGCACGTTGAACGCGGTTGCGCGCAAAAAATCGCCTCGCTGCATCAGCACGTCGATCACATCACTTGATTTCATGGTCACGCCGGTCGAAATTGACCGGGGGGACTTTGCCTGAGGCAAAGCCACTCCGTCCGTCCGTCCGTCCTGTCCGTCCTGGGAAAGGACGGATGCGGACGGCCTGCTCGCCGCTTCCGGAAGAGGGGAGGGGCAGCCAATCATTACGCGTGCGCGCGCGTGCGCGGGCGCGCCAATCACTCTATTCATGGTTACCCCTTCCCTCCTTGAGCGCGTTCCCACCAGGCCAGCACCTGCTCGTGCGGCACGCGCCACACCCACCCGTTCCCGTTTTTGACGAGAGGCGATCCGTTGATCGATTCGATGACGCCGGCGGTCTCGCCATACTTTGCGTTCTCGTGTGTCCACCGATCACGCGATGGGGTGGCCATGCGGATGAAGTCGTCGAGCAGCGAGAATGAATATTCAACCTTGCGCCACTGCGTACCCTCTCGAATCCACACCGTCACCACATCGTCATCATCCTGGCCGTCGCCATTGGCATCCTGGAACTGGCCCAGCTCGAAGCGCTGTGGCGCGCGTGTGGCGCCGGTGAGCTGCATCGGGCCGGCGCGCTGGTTCAGCGTCTGCGAGGTGAGCGCGATCAATGCACTCATCACTGCGCTGCTCTGATCGATGTTGCTCTTCACGAGTTGGTTGGTCTCGCTGACCTGCTGTGACACGCCGGCGACCGCCGCTTTGGATGCCTCGCGGATGATCCAGATGATGAGTGGCGCCAGGCCAGCAGCCAGCACAGCAGCAATGCAGGTGATGCCGGTCAGTGCAAGCGCAACTTTTGGATCACCGACGAACTCGCCGATGAAGACACGCACGGCGACGAATGCACCGATCAGCACCAAGGCAATGGCGCCCATGAACTTCGGGCCATGTGCGAGCATTGATGCGCCCCACCCTTGCGTCTGCTCTGTGGTCACGCCGCTGTCGCCCTTTATCGTCTGAGCCATTTGCTCACCATCCTCATCAACAAACCAATGCCCAGGCACATCAGCAGAATGCTGATGACGCACCACAACTCGATGGGCAACCCCGTTCGGGAGCTGCTCGGCGCCGGCGCCGGCGTGCTCGTCGGTGTCTCGGTCGGCTGCTGAGTGGGCAAAGGTGTGCCGGTTGCTGTCGGTTCTGGCGTGTCGGTTGGTCGCGGTGTCGCCGTCGGCATTGCCGTGGCGGTGGGCGCCGGCGTCTGAGTGGGCACAGGCGTCATGGTTGGCAGCGGCGTGGCCGTCGGCGGCGCTTCACGCGTGAGGACGGCCCGGGCGGTTGCGCGCGCGGCGCTCACCACGGCCGTGGCCTCCTCGCAGCCTGGCACAGTGCACTGTGCGTGCGCCGGCTGCACCACGATCAGAAATGAGATCAACGTCGCCACGATGCACCTCTTCATGCTGTTTCTCAGTAACCCGCAACGCAATCACAGCGCGTTGCGGGTTACCTAATCTGTTATTGCCCGCCCGCAGTTTGCAAATAGATCATCAAACCGATCAGCACCGGCAGCATGACGAGCGCCAGTGTTTTGAAAAAGTTCCCCTTCTCGTAAAGCGTCTGCTCGTCGGCGGTCACCATCCCGCGCTCGCGGCGGTAGCGATGCTTGATGATGACAGCGCGGTCAAGTGCAAACAGGAAGGGCCAAAGTGCACACATCATCAACACAAACACAACCAGTGTGTATCTCGTGTCGCCCAGTTCGGTTCGGGTCGCTTCGATAGCGGCATCGCGTGCCGCGTCGGGCGCAAATGCCGCCGGCACAACAATCACGGTCACAAGCATCAACCACGCGACGCCGGCAAGGAACCACCCCCATGCACTCGCTGGTTTGCCTTCAAGCATCGGCTCATCAGGCATTCGCTTTTCACTTTTCATGTGTCACCACCCGTCAAAGAATCGCCGGCTGCGCTCGTGTTCAGCGCGTGCAGCATCGTTGCGCGTGTCCCTGCGTGACATCACGGCCAGCGTGACCACTGCTGTCACCAGAAACACAACCACGAAAAAAACAAGCGCCATGAGGAACGCGCGCTCCGGGTCTTCCATCACAGCCTCCACTCGGCCAATGGAACGAACGCCCACTGCTGGCCAGCTGCAACCACGCCATACAGGATCGGGTCAATCGTCGCGCGGCTGATGCCGGCCATGTCGCTCACGAGGTGATTCACCGGCAGCGTGCGCGGGTCTGGATATGAGGACAGGCACCACGCCGGCACCTCGTGCGCGATCATCAGCGCCGTCGCCCAGGGCGTGCGGCCCAGCCACTTGCGCGCATGGCGCGGCAGCTCGCGTCCGGCGAACTGGCCATAAACCGGGTCGATGTGCAATGCATACGTCGCCCAGTGCGATGTGACGCCGCCGGCGCGCTTGATGACATACATCGCCGGCGCTCGCCCACTCACCTGCATGGTGAAATCAGCCCTAAGGCCATCAGGCAACGCCGCCAGCGAATCGCGCAGGTGTTGCGCGTCGAGGTTGGGCGGCATCGTCACGGTGGCCGGCGGCGACTGATACAGGCGCTCGCCGCGTGTGGCGCGCCGGATGGTGTATGTTTCTGGCTGTGCCACATTGGCCAGCAGCGTTTCCCAGGTCACGGTCTTTGTTTGTTCAGTCATACGATCTCCTTTACATCAAGAACTCTGCAAGCTGCTCGCGCAGCTCGTCGCTTTCATCCGCCGGCGCCGGCGCTTCCACTTGTCGCCGGCCTTCGAGCGCGTCAATGACGAGCCGGCCCTTGTGCGGGGCGTGATCGATGAGGTCGATCAGGTGCCGCTCGCGCTCTGGATGCAGCGTGAGCTTGATCACACGCTTTACCAGCCGCACCGGCGCCGGCTTGCGTCCCATTACTTCACCGCCTCCTTCACGTTCAGTTTTTGCATCAGCCCAAACTTGTAAAGGCCGCGCGCGACGCTGAGCACCGGCTCGTCACTCTCGATCAGCCGGCCGCCGAACAGATCGACGAGCGCGTCATGCAGGAGCAGCGAACCGCCGCCGACGGCGATGACCTGATCGAAACGGCCAGCGGCATCCGACCAGGTGCGCTCGATGTGGCCGTGCACCTGGGCGCTCCATTTCGATTGCGCCACCGGCTCGTCGAGCCCGCCGGCGCGCAGCTTGATGTCGAGCTCACCCAGGGAGAACAACCCGCGCCGGCCTTCGTTCACCAGCTCGAGAAAGCGCCGTACGCCCAGCTTCTCGCCGGCGACGAAGCGACTGATGGCCTGGTTGTCGCGCAGGACGACCATCTCGATGGTGTTGAAGCCGACGGATATCACCGCGATCTCTCTGCCCTTCACGGGCCGGCCCATGGGCTTGCCATCGTCGTTCAGCAGCCAGTCGAGATATGCAGCGTGCGCCTGCGACACACAGCCGACGCGGTCGACGACGGCCACGTGCTCGCGCCGGTCGGCCTTCCACACGTGCGCGCCGGTCAGCCAGGTCTTCACGGCATCGATGCGGCGCTTGGACTCGTCGCCGGCGGCCAGGCCCAGCGGCAGGCCGACCATCAAGGCGATGGGGTCCGTCTCGCTCGTGTCCTGGGTGGCCAGCGCGGCGTAGACCAGCGCCTTCATTTCAGGTGAGCCGGTGAGGCGCTCGTAATCGAGCCGCTCGATCGGCGTGCCGGCGTCGTGGGCGCCTTCGCCCACCAGCAGCCGGCCCATGCCGTTCAGGATGACGACAGGCTTGCGCTTCGCGCTCATGCCGAGCGCCTTCAGGTCGATGTCCTCGCGGGTCGGCATGGCGACCTGCGACAGGATGACCTTGCCGCCGTTTGCGCTCCACAATTTCGTGGCGCCCATGCCCAGATCCAGACCAATGACGTTCATGCTTCCTCCTTCAAACTCTTTCCCTTGCGCCGGCGCATGCCGGCTGCGTATGCTTCAACATCCTCAGGCTTGAAAGCCAAGAGGTTTTTGATCTTGCGATGCTTCACTCGTCCATCGCGCGCAGCGCACACCAGCGAGCCGAAGACCAGGCCGTAGCGATCAGCCGACTCGCGCGTGGTGAGCAGGCCGGCCTTGTGCACGGCGTTGCGGCCTGTGCGCCATGCCTCCATCGGGCCGGTCGCCTTGACCGGGCGCGCGTGCCAGGCCTTGTAGGCTTCGAGCGCCTCGGGTGTGATCGTGCGGAAGGCGCGCCGGCCCACGCGCACGCTTGCGGACTGCAGCCGGCCGTTGCGGCTGTGCTCGTAAACCTGCTGCGTCGAGATGCCGACGATCTGCGCAACCTGGGCGATGGTGTAGTGACCTGGCACCACGGCATTGCGCGGCCCGAATGCCTTGAGTGTTTTGGCAGATCGCTGTCCAGCGCGCTGCTCGCGGCGCATCTGCAGCACCGTCTGGTTTGCCGCGTCGGCGATCTTGCGATATGCCTTTTTGCGCATGCGCACGTGGAGCTTGCCGGCAGCGCGCAGGTCGCGCACACGCTCGGCGTCGCGCTTCGACACCAGCCATTCCCATCGCCACTTGGTGACGGTGGTGAAGATCGTCGGGATCTTCCACGCTTTGACAATCTTGCCCTGCAGGTAGCGTGTGAGGTGCGTCTCGCTCAGGCCGAGGATCTGCATGGCCTCCTGCTTGGTGATCGTCTCTTCCTTGATGCGCGCAATGGCCTTTTCGCGGCGGGTGCGGATGCGCTGCATGCGATTCTCATATGACCGCACACTGCGCCACGGCACCATGAAGTCCTTCTTGCTTTCACGGAACGCGCCTTTGATCACGCCGGCGTTGATGTCGCGCACAACCTGCTCGTAGGGCACGTCGATCAGCGCGCTCAGCTCGCGGGCGTTGAGGCCGACCGGCTGCTGCACGTCGCGCTTGATGCGGTAGCCGAGCTGCATCAGCTTCGACGCGACGGCGTTGCGCGAGCGGCCCAGCTCGCGGGCGATGGCCGTGACATTGCGCTTGCCGACCAGGTCATGCAGCCGCACGATCTCGGCCTTCGTCCAGCGGCGTGCCGCGGCGCGCCGGCGGCTCTTGTCGGTTGCCCAGGCGACGCGGGTGAGCAGCGTGTCGATGGTCACGCCGGCACCTCGGCTTTCACCTCGGCTTTGATGGCCTTGACCACGTTGCGCATGGCCTCGGCCAGCGGGCAGGCTTTGCACACCTGCTCGAAAGCCTTCAGGTCGCAGGCCTTGCACGTGTTCGACGCTGCTTCCACGGCGATGCGCCAGGCCGGCTCGTCGAGCGGCAGGTCGCGCCCGATTTCGCACGCAGCGCAGGCCTTTGCCGCGCCACGCCGCACATCACCCAGGGTGGCCGGCAACGCGGCTGGCACGCCATCGAGCGCGGGAATCTCTGCCCGCACAGCGTGCACCTTGCGCTGATATTTGCGCTCGGTCGGCGTGCCGGTGCGCAGGGCCTTCACGGCCATCTCGACCTGCGACAGCGTGGCGCGCTTCTCACCCAGCTTGACGGCCAGCTCGATCAGCTGGGCGCGATCGGTGATCCACTTCAGCGGCACGACGGCTAGCAGCGGCAATTCGCCGCGGTCGAAGACGCCCTGCACGAGGCCGGGCATCTCAGCCACATCGAGCAGGCGCTCGACGCGCGACAGCGGCAGACCCGTGCGGCGCAACAACTGATGCATCGGCACGCCGGCGGCGATCTGGCCTTTGAGGTATTGCGCCCAGCCGATCACGCCCACATCCTCGCGCACGCCGTTCTCGGTGCCCATGTCGGCGAGCATGTCGGCCTCGGTGGCATAGTAGCGAACGATGCACGGCAGCGGCGGCGCTTTCTCGCCAAGCCAGGCATTGCCGGCGTGGCGCAGGTGGCCAGCGACGATGGTGAAGGCGGTGTGCTGCTGCGGGTCATATTCAATGCCGGCGCCGGCGGTGACCACCAGCGGCTGCAGGCAGCACGGCTTGCCTTCGCGCGCGCGGTCGAGCTGGCTTGCGCCCATCTTGCGCACGGCCGTGGCGGGATATGCGCGGCGCATGTTGTGCGTGTGCCGCGCGAGCTGGGTGTGGTTGAGGAAGATGAGATGGTCGGTCATTGTCCTGACTCCTTCTGTGCCACGTAGACCTTGCCGTCGAGGATCCACGCGCTGACGCGCTGGGCCGCGCCCATGCGCTTTGCGGCGGTCTTCACGGCGGCGTAGACGGTGCGCGCTTGTTTGCCGGCGCAGTCGATCTCGATCACGTGGTCGGTGGATCGCAGCGCGGCGTTGATCGGCGCGATGTATTTGCTCTTCGGGCCGCCTGGCCGGCGTGCCGGCGCCTGCGCGCGGGGGATGGATCGCCATGCAGCAGCCTGTGTCACGCCGGCACCTCGTGAATCGCCATCACCGCGGCGAATTCGCTTGCAGCCTTCTGATTGGTGGGCTGGGCCTTGCCGTTCACGCGCGCCGGCTTCAGCCAGCTAAAGAGGGCGTATTTCTGCGCGTCTTTCAGCTCGCCGAACTTCGGCTGCCCGAACACGCGCCCGCAGAATGCGTGGCGCATGGCCTCGTTGCCGGCGATGTATTCCAGCGCGCTCACCGTGTCGAACGACATGCTGTTGCTCATCACGCGGCTGGCGCTTTTGGCGGCAGCGTCCTGAAGCGCATTGATGACCTGCTGTCCAGTCACGCCGGCGATTTGCGTTTGCGGTTGCTGCTGCGTCATCACCTGCGCGCCCTGCTTCGCCGCGATCAGGTTGCCGATCGTGCCGATGCGCATTTCGATCACGCTGATCGCAACGCCGGCAGTTTCGTAGAACTCAGCTGGCACGTCGACGCCGGCCTCTTTCGCGTCGGCCAGCGCTATGACCAGTTTGTCGTACAGTTGCAGCGCTGCGTCTTCCGCGCCGATCTCGACCAGCTTGATAAGCTGACCGATCTTTTCGTTGACGCTCGCGATGGTGTCGGTGTCATACAGGCCCAGCTCAGCCGGCACCGTGCCGAACTTGGCCGCCTGGTCGTGCCAGTGCAGCCAATCTTTGCGCAGCGCTGCCGGCAATTCTTGCCGCTCTGGCGGCGGCGGCAGAGTCGGTTTTTGCTCGATCACCTGTTGCGCTGCCGGCGGTTGTTGTGCAGAAATGCGCTCGCCCAGTGTGGCAACAGGTGGATTGAGTGCCGGCGACTGCACAGCGGGTGCGTGCTTGAGGGCCTGCTCGGCTTTGCGGCCCATTGGCTCTGCATCCTTGATCTCTCGAAACTCGATCAGGCGTTTGTAGCGCGGCGTGCCGTCGGCAGTTTTGCCGTCGCCGCGCGAATACCAAATCTCAGACCCGAATTTGTCGTTGGTGCGCCGCGTGTAGACGCGTCCGTCGTTGAGGCAAAACACCTGCGCGACCCCGAATTCATCCTCCGCAAACACGCGGCAATTGATCTGCGACCAGTCGAAGTCTTTGTATGCGCCGATGGGCAGCGTGATCGTCTCGATCTCCGCCGGCTTTGACGCTTCCAGCGCAATGGCGATTCGGTTGAGCACCGATAGCATCGCCTCGAATTGAATGGATTCCATGTCTTTCTCCTCCAGGAGAGCCGGCGCGTAGTGGGGGGTATTCATTCACCACGCGCCGGCAACGCGGCTCAGCGCAATCGTGAGCCCGAGCCATTGGCCACGCTGATGTCACGCGACAACAGCGCACGATTCACTCCTATTGCGGATGACGCTCTTCCGTGATTGCCCACAGAAAGAGAATCACCAGCACGACGATGATTCCGAGCGGACTGATCTCCATGTCGGCCTCCGATGATGAGCGGCAGATAGATGCGCGGTTCAATACACCGCAGACCTGCCTGTGATGGCAGCATGGGCGCGCTGACCTGGCACCAGGGCTCCCCGATCTCCTGGGCCCTGGCACTGGCGGCGCCTCCCCAGATCCTCGTTCCTCTGTCCGAGGAACGAGGACTGAGGATCGGGGAGGCGAAGAACGCCAGCGCCACCAGCGCCAGGACGAGGAGGAGAAGGCCGGCACGCTTGCTCAGGGCGCGCCGGCGAGGGGAGGAATTCACGACGGTTTGCAGGGGGGACGCCGCTGCGAGCCGCCGAGTGTTCAGCCGGCCGTCAGCCTGCTGGATCACTTGAAACGTGGGCGCACTGCCGGCGCGGCCTGTGGGGCGCGGATTGCGCCAGATCGTGCGGGGTGAATCGCCGAAGCGCATCGTCGTGCGCGTGTTGCGCAGATCGTCGCCGCTCACGCGCCGGCCGCCCTTGAGGTCGAGGGAGTTGTAGCTGTCGTTGCTCACGGCTTCACCTCAACAATGACGGGCGTGATTGCCGTAGTGCGATATACAGCGGCGTCGCGGCCGCTGCGGGTCTTGCGCGTCGTGTCGGTGCGCTCAACCCAGCCCATGTCGCACAGCTCGATGCGGCGCGGACGCTGCGTCGATGGGTTCATGCGCAGCGCATCCTGCATCTCTTCGTCGGTCGCGCCCTGCTCGCCCCGGGCGCGGATGTAATCGAGCACTTGCCGGCGCAACGTGCCGGCGGCGGGTTCGATGCGCTCGGCTGCGGCGCGACTGGTGGGTGTGCCGTTGTGCGCAGGCGCCGGCGCGGTGAAGGTGAGTTGCGTGCCGACAAGGCTCATCGCGCACCTCCTATCAACGCGGCCACGATGGCCAGCGCCATGCATCCAAACGCAAAAACGTAGAGCATTTTGTCGGGCATGCTCATCATGCAGCCAGGCCGTTCCTCGCGTCGGGCTTCGACAGGCTCGGTGGTGAGGTGCCGTTGCGAGGGCGTGGATTGCGCGCGGCGCGCGGCCTTGCGCGTGTTGCGGGCGATCTGCTTGTCGGCGGCCCGCTGGCTGCCGGCGACGTGCTTTTGATCGCGGTCGGGGCGGTCGGAGGGGAACTGGATCACGCCGGCACCTCCTCCACGAACATCTTGCGCACTCGCGGCATGATCGCATCGTGCGTGGTGCGCGTGACGGTGCGCAGGAACACGCGCGTTGCCGGCACATCCTCCGGCTGGCCTGGCCGGCGCAGGTGAAACACAATGCAGTGCTTCGATGAATCGCGGCGCAGATCGTCGCGGTTGTGGGTCACATCGATCATGAGGCCGGCCTCGTGTGCCTCCTGCACGAGGCCGGCCAGCGCGACGATGGCTGCTTCGCGCTCGGCTTCGGTGCGCCCAAACACGGCGTCCCAGGCGGCCTGGCTCATGCGCGACGCCAGTGTCGGCGGCGCCGGCGGCATGGTCTCAGCGGCACGGATGGCGGCGTGGTGAGCGATGCTGGCCGGCGTGCCGGTCTGGTGATATTTCCATCGCTGTCTGTAGGTGGTCATCGGTGGTTCTCCTGTCGGATGAATGGGGTGTGGATGAGCCCTACAGGTGCATGCGCTGCATGCGCACGGCGTTGTGGATGCGAACGGCGTTGTGGACGCGCAGCATGCGCCGGCTGCGCTCGGTGAGGCTGAACAGGCCGGCGGCGTCGATGGCCAGCCGCACCAGCCCGCGCTCGGTTTGCAGCGACCGCTCAAGGTTGCCAATCGTCTCGTTGGCCACGGCGAGCAGCTCGTGCAGCTCGACCGCTTCCTGACGCAGGTTTGCGTTCTCGGTCTTGAGGTCTTGATTGACGGCGGTGGCGTCGGCGAGCGCGCACTCGGTGCGGTAGAGCTGCCGGCGATACCACTCGATGCCGGCGTGCGTGGCGGGGACGGCATGCGTGTCGGCGATGGCGTCCTCGATTGCCGGCGTGGGGTTGTTCATTTCATTCGATTCCATATGCCCGTGACCTTTGTCCTTTGCCTCGTTTTCAGGTGTCCTAAGCCTAAAAGGAGACTAATCAATAGTGAACTTTTGGATACAAAAGTGACTTTAGCAAATGTCTGACGTTTTGTCAATAGTGACTTTGTGGTCACAAAAGTAATGAGTTTTAAACTGTATTCCTGTGAACAAAACGACTGACGAAGGACTCGCGTGGTTGAATGAACAATTGCGAGCGCAAGGCATTGATCGCGCGGAGTTGGCCCGACGCGGCAATTTCAATCCTGCTGCATTGACCAACGTCTATTCAGGTAAACGAAACGTTGGGAAAAAACTTGCAACTGGAATAGCGTCCGGTCTGGGGATGCCTACTGAGGTCGTATATAGAGAGTTCGGGATTCTTCCAGAAAAGCAGGTGATGGACGATGAGGAAGCACAGGTTCTTTCAGGGCTGCTCAATGACATCGACGATCCGGAAGAGCGAAAGCAGACATTCTCGCTGGTGGCAACCCTTATTCGACATGTCGCGCAGCGGGGCAAAAAGAATACAAGCGCGGGTGCTGGCAAACAGGGTGCGAAGGGCGGGCGTGCTCCCGCTCGTCATTGAAGTGGTCAAGATCGAGCGCCAGCTTCAGCGCGGCACGTGGCAGATCGGCGATGACGGCCGGCTGTGGGTATTCGTGGACTAAAAATAACGGGGGTTAGATCATGAAACAGCGCAGTGTCATTGCGCTCATCATCGCGTGTGTGTGCTTCGTTGCCGTGGCGATTCTGCCGGCGAGCGCCGAGGGCGTTGTGCCGGTGTCGTATTTGCCGATCGTGCAAAAGCCGGCTGCGGCAACAGCGCCGGCGCCGACGGCTGCACCTGTGCCGACGCTGGTGCCGACAACAGCGCCGGCGCCGACGGTCCTGCCCACGGCAAACCCGCAACCGCCGAATCCGCCCACCGGCGCGCCGTGGTGCCCAAACAGCACCGGCACGACGAGGGTGGGGGCGATTTGCAATGACGGCACCTCGTCGAGCGCGACGGGCAGCGGCGCGTGCAGCCGGCATGGCGGCGTGCGGTGCTGGATTGGGCGGTAACCACTTATTACTAACAAAAGCCTTAATTGCTCATGCCCAAAACACCTAAATCATCAATAGCATTTACGTATGGGTCTGAATTTCTCATCGACCATGCTGGGCGTTTACTCAAAGATTCACAAATCGCACTCGTCGAAGTGATCTCCAATGCATGGGATGCTGGCGCGAATGTTGTGAAGATCACATGGCCAAAAATTGAAAAGTCGATGGACGCAGCGCCAGATGAAGAAATTGTGATTGAGGATGATGGCACGGGAATGACCATCGCTGAATTCCAAGATCGCTGGATGACATGGAATTACAGCCGTGTATCAAAGCAGGGGCGGGAAGTGATTTTCCCAGCAGGCAACGCAACATCACCCCGAAAGGCCCACGGACGCAACGGCAAGGGCAGACACAGCATGTTCTGCTTTGCTGACTTATACACAGTCGAAACGTGGAAGAACGGTGAATGTTCGCGATGGCATGTGCGGTGGGTAAAAGGAATGGCAAAGTTGCCAGTTCAAGTTACCCGCGAGAAGCTTGCGCCAAGGGATGGCCATGGTACGATTTTGTCTTGCAGGCTTGTGCGCGGAGCATTGTCGGTCAGCGATGTAAGCAAGCTGCTGAGCACAAAATTCGCATTGGATCCTGCATTCAAAATCATGGTCAACGATCAACCCATTGATTTCACCGATCTAAATACAGGACATAGCAAGACATTGCATGTGAAAGATGTTGGCGACGTTATTGTCTTTCGTGTGCAAAGCCCCGTGGTTGGTCGGGCAAGCACCCAGCATGGGATTGCGTGGTGGGTGAACAAAAAACTGATCGACACGCCATCATGGAAGCATGGCGATGAACAACAGATGGCCATTGATCGCCGGTTGGCTGAAGCGCGAAGTTATAGCTTCATTGTGAAAGCCGATGTGCTGGAAGACCACGTAGAAACGGACTGGACAGGATTCAAAGATTCCCCTGCAGTGGAGAAGGTGCGCATCGAAGTTCGTGACTACATTAACCGTGAAATCCAACGTCTATTCAGCGCGGAATTGTTGGCACAAAAAAAGAAGGCTTTGAGCAACCACGGCAGAGAGTTGCGAGAGTTGTCCAACGGATCTCGTTATTTCATCAATGAGTTTATCGACATCGCGCAGCGGGAACGCCCTACGCTATCGAATAAGGATTTGGATTACATGCTGACCGTCCTTACACAGATGGAGCGTTCTCGGTCTGGAACCGATTTGCTTAGACAGCTTGCGCATCTATCTTCAAGCGAACTGGATCAGCTGCATACACTGCTTGAGAAGTGGTCTGTGAGAGAGGCGTATCTCGTTTTAGATGAATTGGATCGGCGGCTGAAGTTGATTGAAGCACTTGAGGAACGCGTGGGCAATCCAACGACTGATGAGCTGCATGAAATTCACCCGCTGTTTGAAAATGGGCTATGGATATTTGGCCCAGAATATGAGTCAGTGCACTTCCAATCCAACCGAACACTCGCGACAGTGGTGCGCGATCTTCTGGGCGATGATAAGGCAAAGCTCAGTGACCCACGCAAGCGGGCGGATTTTGTAGCGCTTCCAGATGGCTCTTTGGGTTTCTATGCCAGCGAGCGTTTTGGATCTCTTGATCAAAGTGTCGATCCTGAAGTTGTTGGGTTTGATCACATATTTATCCTTGAACTTAAGCGTGGCGGATTCAAAATTGGACGAGAAGAACGGATGCAGGCGGCCAACTATGCGTCAATTCTTCGAGAGAGTGGCAAGATACAGGAATATACAAAGATCGTCTGTTACGTGCTTGGTTGTGAGGTTAAGTCCAATGCGCGCGACGTAATACAAGAAGGCAACACAACCATCTTCGCGGCGCCGTATGAAGTCATCATCCGCCGTGCACATGCTCGCACATTCAGGCTAAAAGATAAGATTCAGAAGTTGAACAAGGATGTATTCGCAGACACAAGCATCCACGTTGAACCCGTGACGGTTACTGATCCAGCGTAGAGACACAGCAGATTCGCAAGGCAATGTTTACCCCGCCGGCACTGGCGGGGTTTTCTTTTGCATTCATGCCTCTGACCGATGCGCCGGCGCCGGCGATGTGCGACTATCACCCTAGACCAGGTGAGGCGGGGGATGTCGCACGCTGTGTAATGTGTTTGCATCCCTTGGCATCACTGTTGTCGAGGATCCCATGCAAAACACATCTTCCAAACCCAAACGTAGCACCCTTTCGAAAATCCTCATTGGCGCACTTGCGATCGTCATCGCCTGCTGCGGGCTGAGCGTGCTCGGCGCAGTGCTGTCGCCGAGCCAGCCGGCGACGGCAACGCCCGCCCCAGCTGTGCAAGACGTGCTCATCGAGCCGACGGCCACCGAACCGACGGCCACCGAGCCACCTGCGGCAGCCCCGACCGAACAAGCGACCGCTGCGCCGGCAGAAGCCCCCACAGCGGCGCCGACGGTGGCAGCGGTCGCTGCGCCTGATCAGGTGAGCGCCGGCGGCGGCACGATCCCTGGGTTGCAGCCGGCAGATATCACGGTCAACCTGGAGCAGCGCGACTTCACGTGCGAGGCCGCCGAGCCGACGCCCTCGGGCAATTACTACGTGTGGCGGTGCAAGAGCGAGAAGCCGGCGCTGCAATATGAGTCGAGCGTGGAAGTGTGGGGCAGGTCGCTTCAGTCGGTCGATTACATCGATGCGACGGTGATCCAGTATAGCGACGAGGATCTGGCTGCAATGGGCATTCTGGGATTCATCGCCACCATGCCGTATGACAACGCGCAGCCGCGCGACGCGCGCGAGTGGGTGGCTACCACAATGGGAACGATCACTGAGCCTGGCGTGGTGAAAGAAACCGAGTTCGCGGGCGTGCCCTATCGTCTGTATGGATTGCAAACAGTGCGGACGCTGGAGATGGGCTCGATTGAAGAGAAATGAAAACGACAACCTATCTTCTTCTGGTCTTCTGGCTGCTCACGAGCTGCAACCAGCCGCCGCCCTCACGTGAGACGCTGGCTGTGCGCACCTGTTACGACTTCGTGTTGACCAAACTCAAAGCGCCAGCCACTGCAAAATTTCCGCCGGCGGATGAAGCGCGCATCGAGATCGATCAAGCCAACACCAGCAAGTGGAATGTGTATTCGTATGTTGATGCCGAAAACAGCTTCGGCGCCATGCTGCGCATGCACTACAGATGCCGGATGGAATGGCGCGAGGCAACCTGGCACATGCTGGCGCTGACGTATGAGTAGCCTGAAACGCGTTCACAAAACCCCGTTCAATCGAACGGGGTTTTTTGTTGCACTTGACAAAATGTCCGACGTGACCTTATAGTCACTATTGAAACCTGTCAGGAGGCGATTAAGAGTGACAAAAAAGCGAGCGATCAATGAAGAAGTGTTGAATCGGTTGAAGCAGCAGATCAAGCGGGAGCTTCCCGCAGAAAAGCGCGACACGATCCGCGTCGACCCAGAACTCGACGAAGCCATCGACGCCTATGTCGATGAAATAAAACGCGAAAACCCGAATGCGAAGGTTGACCGTGCAGCAGTGTGGAGAACGGCGGCGCGCGAATATCTGGGGCTCACCCCAAAAGAGGCCGCCGGCGCAACCAAAAACGCAAAAAGCAGGACTGAGTATGTCCCCATCGAAGAACTTGTGCCGGCGTAAGGCAAAAAAAAAGTCCGCTCGACGCATCCTCCTCAGGAAATCGATCGGACTTAGGACTGGTGGTCACGGGCAGTGAACACCGTGCAAGATTGTAATTATCTTGCAACGCATGTCAAGCCCTGTGACCGACGAGGTCACGACATTGCAGAACGAAACACCGTGGCTCGGCAGAAAAGCCCAGCTGCTGTATGAACATCTTTCCCGCACCGCCGGCGCCGCGCGCCGGCTCACCTCCAGCGGGAAGGCGATTGCCGCGCAGGCCGGCTGCGCCTATTCACTCGTCGTGAAATATCTCGGCGAACTGGAAGAGGCCGGCTGGATCGCGCGCGTGCGCCACAAGCACGGCGCCACTGAATACCTGCTGACCCGGCCAGAGCACAGGCCAGAACAGGCCAATGCATCGCCAGAACAGGCCGCTTTTCAGCACGCCCAGCCGGATGCAACATCACCCGGCATGAGCGCCCCAACACTAGCCCCCCTTGCGCCAGCACCCCCCAGCACACCCCAGCACCCCCCAGCACACCCCACGCCGCCCGCCGGCCACGAAGATCAACATCTTCAAAGTTCAGAGTTCAAAGTTCAAAGCGTGCTGCACTCTCCAGAGTGTTCAGATTTGAGCATAAAAAATGAACTTTCAACTTCTCAAAGTTCAGATTCTTCCATAAACGAACCGGAGAAAATGAACTCTGAACTTTTAGCCACGGCTCAAAGTTCAGATTTGAGCATAAAAGCGCCCGAAAGCGGTCTCAAAGTTCAAAGTTCAGAGTTCAAAGTTCAAAGTTCAACCATGCATTCTGTACAAGTACGTACTAGTAATAGTGAATCACTGCATGCATGCATGCATGCTGACCAAAATCTGAACTTTGAACTTTTAGCGGATTTCCGGAAGCGGGTGAACAACCTGCTGGCTGAGTTCGGCATCGGCAACCCAAAGCGGACGGCGCTGGCCGGCCACATCGTCGCGCTGGCCGCAAAGTCATTCTCAGCCGAGCGCGCCGAGGAAATCCTGGCCGACATGCGCAAGGCCCAGGAACGCACTGCCGCGCGCAAGGACGTGAAGAGCGCGCCGGCGGTGATGGTGAAGATACTCGAGGACTACGCCGAAACCGGCCAGATGGTGCTGTTTGAAGCGCCGCCGGATGTGCCGGTTCAGGGCAGCGACGACGCCGCGCGAAAGCGCGCCGAACGGGAGCGCAAAGCCGCCGAGAGCCAGCAAACGAGCGGCAGGACGTTTCGCCGGCCGCAGGTGGCCTACACCGACGATGAGCGCGCAGAAAAGCAGCGACTGGCCGCCCAGCGGCTGGCCGGCAAAGTTCAGCCACGATGATGAACGTCCACAACCTCAAGCCTTACCAGGTGAACCACGAACGGCGCGCGAGGATCGTTGCGTTCATCGAAAGCTACTTCGTCAGCAACTGCCGGCCGCCGAGCATGCGCGAGATATGCAGCGCCACGCAGATTGCATCGACCAGCCACGTGCGGCACTACCTGCGCGAGCTGGTGAAGGCCGGCGAGCTGGCCAGCCTGGGCAAAACCGGCGCGCGCCAGTTTGTGCCGGCCTGGGCGCCGGCGGCGCTGAAAGCTGCGCACCAGTCGCGCCAGCGCATCCGCAGCCAGCGCGAGCAGATCGCCCAGGGCAGGTATCAACTCGAGGAGCAACCGTGACCCGCGCCCTCGCTGTGTCGATCCTGACGCCGTTGACCGCGCGCGAATGTGATGTGCTGCGCCTGCTGGCGCTGGGGATGACGGATCGCGAGATCGCCGGCGCGCTGGTGATCTCGATGAAGACGCTCAAGACGCACATCACGCGAATTTACGAAAAGATGGGGCTGGGCCAGGGCAAGGGATATAACCCGCGCGTCATGGCGGCGTTGTTTGTGGCGCGTGGCGGGCTGGATGACAAGGGTGAGGTGGAACATGCCTCTAAGTGAAGCGACCACGTTGATGGTGCGCCGGGTTGCCGGCGGTCGCGCCTGGTATCAGGTGCTCGACCGTAATGGCCGCGAACTCAGCGCGGGGTGGCAGCGCATCGCCTGGCGCGGGCAGTGGACGCCGGCTGGAAAGCCGATCAAGGCAGACAAGCGCCGAAAGGGATATCAGACCAAAGGCTGAATTGCTGTCAGCGCCGTTGTAGAACACCCGTTCTTTGCCGACAATCAAGGTGCAAGACGCATCTCCTCCAGGATGCCGCCGGCATTTCCACGGAAATGCCGGCGGCGGACTAGCAACAATGAATTCCCCGCAAAATACGCAGCAACCCACGCAGCCGATGCAATACCCACAAACGGTGACCGTCGCCGACGCGGTCGAGCACGGGCTGGTGCTCAACCTGCAACGCGCTATTCGGGAATTGCGCGGCTTGCGGCGTGCAGTCACAGTGGACTTTACACGCGCGTGGATCGCTGTGAGACTCAAGCCACGCGGTAGTGACAAGACCTATCGCTATGAGTTTGACCCAGGCGCATTTGTGCCGGATGACGAGCGGGGCAGGTGAGGGCAGATGAGGGCAGGGGACGAAAAAGAAAACAACGCGGCACTCATTGAGTGCCGCGTTTCTTTTGGGCTAGATCACGCCGGTATGCGTTGTGTGCTTCTCGCTCCTCGTCGGTGAGATCGCGCACGCTGCCGAGTCGCAGCTTCTCCAGCACGCGATGGATGATGCCAACATGCTTGCGGGGCCGGCTTAGCTTCTCTCGCGCGGCATCGTCAAGCGCTGGGTTGCGCCAGCGACCTTCACGCACCTCGCGCAGCCGGGCCTTGCGTGAGGCTTGCGATTGTACCGCGCTGATCTGCTCCTGCGTCATCACGTCGCGCGGGTTTGTCCAAGTGCCTAAGGCCACGCGCTGCTTGCCTTTGTCGCTGCGGATCGGCGCGCCGGCGCGGCTGTTGGCTGTGTTTTTGCAGTCCCGGCAACAATAGCGGCGCGGGCCGCGCCGGGTATACCACTCGTCGGGGTGGATGGAGCCGCCGCAATGGTCGCAGGTGCCGACGGGCGCGGTTTTTTCGCTCATGGCTGCTTCCGTGGCCGGCCGCCCTTGCGACCATTGGCGCGCGCCGCGGCGGCTTTGGCGTCGCTGGTGCTGCCGCCGCCAGCTGCACCCAGCGCCGCAGCCATTGCGCGACGTTCGGCGCGTCGTGGTGGCTGTGGGAAGACGAGAGATGCATCGCCGACGATCTCGATGCCGATGGGCGGCATCTGGATCGTGACATCAGCGACCGGCGCAAAGATCGCTCGGATGCCCTGCGCGATCTCGTCGCGCAGCGATTCCAGGTGTGCGCGGGCGGCGGCCTCGGCTTCGCCGGCGGTGCCGTATGCGCTGCGCGCATTCTCAAGATACCCGCCCATGCCGGTCGCATAGATCCAGCGGTCGCGCGAGCCGGCGAGCGACACCCGCCCGCGCTGGATCGGCGTGAGCCACACCTCCAGCGTGTGCGTGGGGAGGGCCAGCAGCCGCGCGGTCTCAGCTGCGAAGGCCGCATCGTCCAGCGGGTCATGCACCCACCGTGTGACCAGGTCGTAGCTTTGGTCGCCCTCGTCCCATCGCTGGTCTGCGTTTGCCGGTGGGCGCTCTGCGTCGTAGTCCATCCATTCGCCATTGACGCGCACCTGGCAGTGTTTGGGGTCGATGCACGTCTCGTTGCGCTCGATGCCGAGCAGTTTGCCCTCGTCGGCGACAGCGCTGGTCGCTTCGAGCATGGATGCGCCATTGCGGCGATAAGTGCGCCGTGCGAGGATGACGCGATGGTGGCGGTTGATGAGTTCGCTTGCCTGCATGATTATTTGCTCCACAGCAGATTCGGGCGGATCAGTCCGGTGGCTTTTGCCTGCTCAACCTGCTCAATGGTCGCGCTTGTGGCCCACCAGCGGGGGCCGTCATCGTAGCTCGACTGGGTGTAGTAGACCTGCTGACCAATGGCGATCCATGCCTCGCTGCCGGCGGCGCGGCGATCTTCCCACAGCGTCACCATCGCGCCGGCAGGCTCCTGGTCAAGATGCATGCTGGCCGACTTCGATGCGCCGAGTGCGCGCATCAAGGCTTCGGCTTCAGCCTTCGCGGCCGCCTTGCGCGCGATGCGCTCGGCCACAGGCGCGGCTTCGGCATCGGTCGCCGGCACCACATAGGCGGTCGCATACCACTCGTCGTAATCGTCATCGCGATACTTGCTGGCGCTGATCACGCGGAAGTAATGACCATCGGGGCCGCCGCCGCCGGCGACGTTGCCCAGCCGCATGATTGCGCCGACCTCGTAGCCGTCGGCCTTGCCGGCGGAGCGGCGCTGAATGCTCTGAGCATTGGCGGGGATGACTGGCGCTTCCTTGCGGGGTTGCGGGGTGGGTTTGGCCTGCTGCACGGGCTTCCTTTCGTCGGCGATGAACTCGTAGCCATGATATTGCTTGCCGGCATGCTCGCGCCCGCCTTTGTGTCGCGTCACGGTCATCGTCTTTTTGCTGCCGTCAGCCATGTAAACCGTGACAGCGGTGTTGCCGGACTGCACGGCTCTGTGTTCGTCCGGGGTCAATTCGAGCGCCCAGTTGCTGCCGTAGTTTTTGGTGAACTTTGCCATCGCGTTTGCTCCTTGAGTTGTGCAGATGATAACCCAAGCGCTTTGGTTTGTCAATACCTGTGCACAACCATCTTGGGATTTGGTCAGCCGGTGCAATGCATTCAAGGTGTGACGATGCCGAAACGGGCATATAATCACCTCAACTAAATCACCGGCCAGCAGACCAGCGGCGGCATTTCCACGGAAATGCCGCCGCTTTGCTTTTCCGCCCGTAGACATGAAGACCTACTACGTCATCCGCGCAACCTTGCTCATCGAGCAGCGCGAGCAGGGCGACCAACAGGTCGCACATCACGAGATGGACATCGCTCTTGAAGCGATGTGCGCCGGCATGGCCGCCGCGGGCCGGCGAAAGGCAATCTGCCGCGCAACGATGCGGTTCGGGTCCGCTGCGCCGGCGCCGACATGCACCACATGACCAGAGAATCTTCTCGAAGGCCCGACGCCGACCTGACACCTCAAACGCCTGAGGAGCGCGAACTCGTGCGTAACTTGCTGCGCGGTCTGCGTGCATTTGAGCGCGCAGGCATATTTGTGCAGTATGAATGGTGTCGTGTGCGTCGACACCGTCGCGCTGATGCGCCCACGATGTTGATCGATGATCTCGATAGCAGACGCTTTATGAGTGAGGCGGAATAAGGCATATAATTCATTCAATTCAATAGCCGGTTCAGCATTCATGCGGCGGCAATCTATCCAACGATAGGTTGCCGCCGCTTCTGCTTTTCCACTCGCAAGCATGAAGACTTATCACGTTATTCGCGCAACCCTGCTCATCGAGCAGCGCGAGCAGGGCGACCAACAGGTCGCATATCACGAGATGGACATCGCACTTGTAGCGATGTGCGCCGGCATGACCGCCGCGGGCCGGCGAAAGGCAATCTGCCGCGCAACGATATTGGAGCCGCTGCGCATCCTGGAGCAGGACGCTCCACAGAACATGTCACAGGATGCGCCGGCGCCAAAGGAGACAACCCTTGACCAACACGACTTTCGACCTGACCACGGCAGCCGGCCTGACGTTGGCCACCAGCGTGACCCTCACGGTGATTGCGCTGCTGATCCCGCAGACCCGCGCGCGCTTTGAGGCGCTTGGCGCCGATGCGCAGCGGTCTGTGCGCGGCGTCATTGTGCTGGCGCTGGCCGCGCTGTTCATCGCCGGCGGCTGCGTCGGCGTGGTGACGGGCGCGCCAGCGTGCAATGTGCAGTCGATTGGCGACTACGTGCTGGGCGTGGTGATCGCTGCGGTGCTGAGCCTGGCGTCGACCGACGGCGTGTTTCTCGCGGCGCGCCGGCTGCGCGATGCGCAGCGTGACGACCAGCGGTTGCGCGAGATCGGGCTGCCCGTCACGCTGAATGAATCGCCGGCGGGCGGCAAGCTATTTTGACTGCGCCGGCCTGCCGGCGTCTGCGCAATGAGGAACTTGTGGAACTACGTCGTCGCGTGCGTGCTGCTCACCCTGATGATCGTGCTGGTGTTTTGCCTGACGCTCCATCATCTGCGCGCGCAGTGCGAGGCGCAGACGGTCGAGGTGTATCGCGGCATCGTGGCGCGCAGCTGCTGGTGGGACTCGGACGACGCTGGCGCAATGTATATCCCACGTCCCTGATCATGTTCATGCCCCTCCTCATTCTGGCCACGTCCTCATTGCGCGCGGCTGCCGCGCCTGCAGCCCTCTATACGCAGCTGGCCGACCCGGCCACGTTCATCTTGACCGTGCCGGAGGCCATGCTCCTGTTCGGCTCGCAGGCCATAGCGTTTCTGGCCTATGGCGCGTGGCTCCAGACACAGCACACCCGGCAGATCAACGCCATCCGCGCCGAGAACACGCAGCGGGTGAAGGAGGCGGAGGAGCGCGCAATCCAGGCCGAGGCGCGCGCGAGAGACGCTGAAAAGCGAATGCAGGCGCGACTTGACTTCGTGATGGATTTCTACGTCCGCAACTCGCCGGCGCTGGCCCACCAGCCCAGCACGGTGCAGGCGGATGGCCAGGTGCTGGATGTGTTGATGGATCGGTTCGACATGGAGGAACTGCAAACGCTGGCCTACGAGCTCGGCGTGAAGTGGGATTCGCTGGCCGGCGACAGTGCGCCGACGCGCGCGATGCACCTTGTGCAGCACATGCGCAACACGGACCGCATGCGCGACTTGATCGACGCGATCAAGCACCGGCGGCCAGGCGTATTCAAGTGATCTTCACAAGTGATCTTCAAAGGAGAGACATGAAAGGAGAAAAACAATTGGCCTCACGATTCGCATTGCGCGCGGCATTGATCGCCAGCGTGCTGCTGATTGCGGCATCGGCTGTGATGCCCGCATCGGCATCGCCGCCGGCGCAGGTGCCGAATGGCTATGACCCACACTTCGATGTCAACAACGATGGCGTGATGGACATCCGAGACGTGACGATGCTCAGCACCGTCATCCAGGCCAACTACGGCGCGACGGCACAGTCGACGCCATCACCGAGTGCGACGCCGGCCGGCTCGATCATCTTCCGCGGCATCACCGCCGGCACGACCATCAGCGGCGTGGTGGCCATCGAGGCTGTTGTGAACAACGTCACGCCGGCCAGCGTGGTGTTCGCCTTGAGCGGTGCATCGACCGACACACGCACGGAGCGCGCCGCGCCATATTTCTACTTCGGTGATTTTCAAGGCGCGCCCGCTGGCTGGGACACGAGGCAATACCCGAATGGCAGCTACTCGTTGTCGGCGGCTGCATATGACGCCGAAGGCCGGCAGATCACCCCGCCCAGCACGATCCTGTTTTTTGTCGGCAACCCAGCGCCGACGGCGCAACCCAGCGCAACGCCCATTCCTGCCACAGACATGCCGGCGCCGACCGCGACGCCGGCAATTGCAGCCACACCGCTGCCGGCGAGCGTGACGCGTTGTGCCGTGCATGATCCGCGCAAGTGGCACGGGTTGTATGACCCAGCGCAAAACTGTTACTACGATCATGAGCACGGCCAGGATCCTCACGCGCTCGACGACGTGTTCGGTACGGCCATCTATCAAACCATGGGCGGCTTCGAGCTGGGCTACCCCTGGCAGACATCGATGACGATGCCGGGCGGCCACATCATGATGGAAAACGATGTGTGGCCGAACGGCAAGCACCAGGGTTACAAGATCTTCACGCGCGAAGGCCTGCCCTGCCGTTCAGTATTCGGTTCTGAGTTGTGCGTGACCGACATTCGCGTGTGGTCGCACTTCGTCGGCTCTGAACTGGACGCCAACGCACAGCGGCATTCGTTCTATGGCGAGGCGCGGGTGTGCGAGGTCAGCAACCCGGCGCGCTGCGGCATCATCCGCGCCGGCCGGCATCAGGACTTCGGCACGATCATTCTCGATGGCCAACCGCTTGGCGCCGAGGTGTGCCGCACCAACGGCAAGCTCCATTACAACGCCACCGGCAATCGCAACTTCGTGACGTGGTATCCCTGCGACGATCAGGTGCTCAGCGTCAGCATCCAGGCATCCGACACCTGGGACTATTTCACCGCCGGCGCCATGCCGCGCAATGGCATCTCGATGTGCACCGGCCTGTCGTCTGCTGACAACTACAACCTGGCCGAAAACCGGCGCGTGTATGCCAACACATGCGGCAATGACAACAGCAAACGCCAGCTGCACGGCGTGTTTGGGCAGATCCCCGACAGCATCCCAGGCGCGACGGTTTCCAACGGCCTGATCACATACAAGGGCTTCACGGATCGAACGGGCGCGATTGCGTCTGCCTGCACCGGCGCCGGCCCGAACTGCATCCCGTATGAGCTGCTGAATGTGCCAGCGGGCAAGTCGCTCCAATACCGAGATGATTTCTTCACTGACCAGCCGGCGCGCAACATGCCGCCGGGCGTGCCGGCGCAGGCGCTCGGTGCCGAGCTGGAGCATGATCCGCGGCCTGACCTGCGTTTGATTCAGTATCCGAACTGATGGCACAGATATTTGCTGACACGTTTGAGACGGGCGACTTTTCTGCCTGGTCGTGGACAACAGTAAACGGCACCGGCGCAAGCCTCACGGTTGCCGGCGCAGCAGCACGCGCCGGCAGCTACGGCATGATCGCTGAAGGTTTGACCGGCGGGCAAAACTGGAATGCTTACCCTGTTCGAACAATCACGCCGCCGGCAAGCAACGTCATTCACGCCCGTTTTTGGTTGAATATTCAAACCGTCACCGCGGGAGGCGGCCTGAGAATCTTTCGCTTTAACGGAAGTGGTCTCTTCAATCTGTTCCGCATCGCTGATTACTACGGAAGCTGGAACGCTTACCTTCGAAGGAAGGATGGAGACACAGAAACAATCTCAATTTCTGGCGGCATTCCTACGGCGCAATGGGTGAAGTTTGATGTTCTTTACGATGTTTCAGGCGCGAATCCAAACTTAAAAGTTTGGCAAGACAACGCGGAAATCATCAACTTCACGGATATGACCGCTGGCACAACCGGAATGCCAGATGAGTTGCAAATTGGCGGCAGTGAAGAGGCATGGTCGCAGACAGCGACGCTGTGGTTCGACGACGTTGCGCTGTGGGACGACGCAAACAACATTCCCACCGCAGCGGCAGTTGCGGCACCCCGTCTGATGCTACTTGGCGCGGGTTAAAACGTGAATTGAAGGAGAGGTGATGGCAGATAACACCACATTGAACACAGGGGCAGGCGGCGATGTGATCGCCACCGACGATCTGGCAACATTGAACGGCGGCGCTGTCAGCAACGTAAAGGCCCAGCGTGTAAAAGTGGGTTTTGGATCTGACGGCTCACTGCGCGATGTGGACGCGTCGAACGGGCTGCCGGTGGACACCGAGCTGCCCGCAGCGGCTGCGCTCGTGGATGCAACGGCCAATCCAACCGCGCCGGCAGTGGCTGCCCACCTGATGGGGTGGAACGGCGCGACGTGGGATCGCGTGCGCAGCGAGTCTGACGTTGCGGCAATCGCGCAAAACCTGGCCATGAACGCAACGGCCAACGCCGTCACACTTTCCGGCCTGAACGCTGATGCCACGCTCGGCGTTCAGATCGCCGGCACATGGACCGGCACGATCATCGTTGAAGGCACGCTCGATGGCACCAACTGGTTTGCGTTGCCGATCCTGTCGTTTGCCGGCGTGCTGACCGCCGCAGGTACCACAACCGCTAATGGCCAGTGGCAAGCCGAAATGAGCAGCCTGGTGAATGTGCGCGCGCGCTGCTCGGTCACTGGCACCGGCACGGCCGTTGTCAGCCTGCGAGCCACCAAAACGACCGCCCTGATCGGGCTCGATGCGCCTTTGCCGGCTGGTTCGAACGTCATTGGCGCACTCACTGCAAACCAGTCGGTCAACATTGCGCAGGTGGCCGGCGGAACGGCTGCCGCCAACAACGGCGCATCGAGTGCCAACACCTTGCGCGTCACGGTTGCTTCTGACAGCACTGGCCAGATCAACACGCTCGGCAACGTTGTGGACAATGCCGCGTTTACCGATGGCACCAGCCGGGTGCATCTGGTTGGCTATGTGTTTGATGAGGTCGCCGGCACGGCGCTGACCGAGAACGACGCTGCCGCGCCGCGCATCGATTCGAAGCGCGCGACGGTTGGCGTGATTGAAGACGCCACCACGCGCGGTCAGCGCGCCACAGTGAACGCATCGGGTGCACTGGCCATCACGCCCACACCGCACACCGCTGGCGGGCTGAGTATCAGCCGTGTCATCAGCGCCGCATCGACCAACGGCACGGTGGCAAAGGCGAGCGCTGGCCAGGTGTTCACGATCATCGCCATGAATGCCAATGCAGCCGTGCGCTATTTGAAGCTCTACAACAAAGCCAGCGCGCCCACCGTCGGCACCGACACGCCGGTGCTCACCCTTCCCATTCCTGGCAACACCGCCGGCGCCGGCTTTGTGCTGGACACCGGCGGCATGGGCATTGCCTTCGCAACCGGCATTGCGTATGCACTGACCACCGGTGTCGCTGATGCCGACACCGGCGCCGTCGCGGCAAATGAGATCGTCGTCAATGTTCTTTTCAAGTGAGGTAACCACATGGCAATTCAGTATTCAGTGACTGTCCGCAACAACCAGCTCGACCAGGTCGAAGCTACAGTCGGCGTGTCTGCAAAGCTTCAGATTCGCTCCGGCGCGGCGCCGGCCAGCTGCGCGGCCGCTGACAGCGGCTCGCTGCTGGTTGAGATCACGCTACCCAGCGACTGGATGGCAGCGGCCGCCAGCGGCTCCAAAGCAAAGAGCGGCACGTGGCAGGGCACCGGCGTGGCCAGCGGCACCGCTGCCCATTTCCGCCTGAAAGATTCCGCCGGCACAACCACGCATATGCAGGGCACGTGCGGCATCGGCACAGGCGATCTGCAGCTCGACAACACCAGCATTGCCAGCGGCCAGTCTGTGACTGTGACCGGCTTCACCATCAACGCCGGCAACGCCTGACCTTGATCGCGCTTACTGAATCATGCTGCTCACGCTGCTGCTGAATAACCTGCTCGCGCCGGCGGGGGGTGGCGTCAACGCCACGCTCAACACGACGCAGGCTGATCACGCGCTGGCCGCCACTGGGACGGTGGACGTGGCCGGCGTGCTGTCGTCTGCTGTTGGTGACAACACACTCAGCGCTTCGGTGTCGGTGGCCGTCAATGGCGCACTCAGCAGCACGCAGGATGATCAATCGCTTGCCGCATCGGCAACGGTGGGCGTCGCCGGCACGCTAAATGCGGCGCAGGCTGACAACAGTCTGGATGCTGCCGGCTTGTTGCTTGTCTCCGCTGCACTGATCGCGACGCAGGCAGATGACACACTCAGTGCAACAGCGATAGTCAGCTCTGGTGTGACGGCGACGCTGGATGCGACGCAGGATGACCAGGCACTGAACGCAAGTGCGACAGTTGCAGTCGCTGCATTGCTGAGTAGCACACCAGCCGATGACACGCTGAACGCAATTGTGTCGGTCGGGGTTGCTGGTGGTCTGAGCGTCACGGAGGCCGATGACAGCCTGAACGGTTCCGGCAGCATGATGGTATCGGCTGCGTTGATCGCGACGCAGGACGATGGCAGCCTGAGCGCCGCTGGGGCGGTGGCTGTGAGTGCGTCATTGAATGTGACGCATAGCGATCAGACGCTTGCCGCTGCGGCGATTGTGGATGTTGCCGGCGCGTTGAGCGTGGTGCAGGATGCGCACACCCTCCTTGCTACAGCCGTTTTAATCAGCGGCGCGATAGCCGTCCTGGAAACCACGCAGGATTCACAGGGGCTGGTCGGTGTTGCGACGGTGGATGTCGCCGGATCGCTTGGAGCCATTCAGGCGGATCAGACTGCAGTTGCATTTGCTGGCATCAATGTTACTGCCGCATTGAATGCATTTCAGGACGGTGATGGGCTTGCAGCGATTGGCGTTAGCACGATCACTGGCATCCTGGCCGGCGCCGGCAGTGGGGATACCCTGGCTGGCATCGTTGCCGTCAGCATCATTGCCACGTTCAACGCCACACAGGATGACCAAACGTTGAGCGCGTCCGCCCGTGTGACACCACTCCCGCCCGACTTTTACGTGCCGAGTGAAGAGGCATTCAAAATGGTTGATGTATCACTCGCTTTGGATGCCCTGGTGCCGGCCTTGAGGATGTCATGAATACGAATACACGTGAATTGATCGGCAGCCCAATTCGGCAGTCCGTGCGTGAAAAGCGCATCTACAAGGTGCAGCTTCCTGCGAGCACCAATGCAACCTCGCCGGCGGTCAAGGTGTGGGATGTGACAACCGGCGCGGATGTCAGCGCCGAGTCCGGCGTGTTGACAGGTTCGGCAAACATTCAAAGCGGCGTATTCGTCACACCCCTGATTCAGGTGCCGCAACCGCTGCGTCTCTACCGCGTTGAGTGCTGCTTCTCGATTGGGGACGAGCAGGTCATTCGGTATTTCGTTGTCAACACTGAGCCATGACGCCGGTGTGGCAGCCGGCAAACTGTTATGCGCAAGCTGACCAACAAGGAGCGCGCTTTTATAGAGCACTACCTCCAGTGCTGGAATGCATCTGATGCGGCACGGCGCGCAGGCTACTCGTCCAAGACGGCCGGTTCGATTGGGCACGAGAACTTGAAGAAACCTGAAATATCGAGCGAGATCAAACGCCGGCTGGAAGAATTGCAAGCCGGCGCTGATGAGGTTGTCACGAGATTGACCAGCCACGCGCGGGGCTCGATGAAAGATTTTGTTGTGGTCAATGACGATGGAACCGCGACGATCGATCTTGTAAAAGCGCAATCGCTTAATCAATTGCATTTGATTAAAAAATTAAAGGTCACCCGTCGGCAGTTGAAAGATGGAGAAAGTGAGGCGGTAACTGAGTTCGAACTGTATGACGCGCAAGGCGCACTGGTGACACTTGGACGGGCACATGGATTGTTTGTGGACAAATCTGAAATCACCGGCAAAAACGGCGGGCCGATAGAGATTGGCGATGACCAACTCACTGACGAGCAAAGAGCTGCGCGAATTGCTGCCCTATTTGACGCCGCGCGAACGCGACGAGCTGGACCGGCTTCTGGCGATGGACAAACGCCTGTGGAAGCCGCTGCCGGGTCCGCAGACGATGGCGTATCACAGCCAGGCGGATGAGCTGTTGTATGGCGGCAGCGCTGGCGGCGGCAAGTCCGATCTGCTTGTTGGATTGGCCATCAACGAGCACCGGCGCGGGATCATTTTCAGGCGTGAATACACGCAATTAAAAGACATGGTGGATCGAAGCAGGGAGATCGTGCAAGACAAAGGACGCTTCAACGCCAACGACAACATCTGGCGCGGCCTGCCGGGCGCGCCGGGTGGCCGCGTGTTGGAGTTTGCCGCCATGCAACGCGAGACCGATTGGCAGAAGTTTCGTGGGCGCGCCAAGGATTATTACGGCTTTGATGAGTTGACTGAATTTGTACGGTTGCAATTCAAGTCGGTGATTGCATGGAACCGCACCACGGTGCCTGGGCAACGCTGCCGCGTTGTGTGCGCCAGCAACCCGCCGGCGTCAAGCGACGGCGAGTGGGTGATTGAGTATTGGGCGCCGTGGCTGGATGACCAGCATCCACAGCCGGCCGTCGCCGGTGAGATACGCTGGTTTGCGGTCATCGATGGCAAGGACAAAGAGGTTGAGGACGGTAGACCTTTCACGCACAAGGAGCTGACGATCAAGCCGAAATCGCGCACGTTTGTGCCGGCGCGGGTGACAGATAACCCGTTCCTGATGGCGACGGATTACATGACGACGCTGCAAAACCTGCCGGAGCCGCTGCGCAGCCAACTCATGTTTGGCGATTGGAAGGCTGGCCGCAAGGAAGACCCGTGGCAAGTGATCCCAACGCGCTGGGTGGAGATCGCGCAGAAACGCTGGCGCGAGACGCCGCGGCCAGATGTGCCGCTCACGGCGCTGGGCGTGGACGTGGCGCGCGGCGGCGACGACAAAACGGCCATTGCGCCGCGCTATGGCGCGTGGTTCGATGTTGTCATCACATATCCCGGCAGCCAGACGCCCAACGGGCCCATCGTCGCCGGTCTGGTGCTAAAGGAGCACCGCCACCCAGACGCCGACATCCACGTCGACGTGATCGGCGTGGGCGCCAGCGTGTATGACTCGCTGCGCGAGCACACGCGCCGCGCGGTCGGCGTGAACGTGGCCGGCCGCAGCGACGCTCGCGACCGCAGCGGGAAGCTGGGCTTTGTCAACCTGCGCGCGGAGGGGTGGTGGAAGATGCGCGAGGCCCTCGATCCGGACTACGGCGTGCCGGACATCGCGCTGCCCGACGATCCTGAGCTCAAAAGCGATCTGTGCGCGCCCAGATGGTCGCTCAAGACAAACGGCATCCAGGTTGAAAGCAAGGAGGAGATCATCAAGCGCATCGGACGCTCGCCGGACAAGGGCGACGCGGTCGTGTTGTCGAATCTTGTCTTTGCGCCGGCGGAGCAAACAAGCACGGCCCCGGCGACGGTGCGGCGCAGCCCATTCGGGTGAACCCATGCAGCGCACAAAACAAAATGTGCGCTAGAATTCAAGACATCAACCCCGCAGGGGGCATATACCGGCCAGCAGACCAGCGGCGGCATTTCATTTGAAATGCCGCCGCTTTGCTTTTCCGGCCAATTGACAGCATCACACATGAGCAAACGCAAACTCAACCGCGGCCAGGCGATCACAGAAGTGAAAGGGTCGCTGGATGACTATCTCCAGCGCCTGCGCAACGCGTTCTACAGCGCGTTCCCCGATGCTGAGCGCGGCCCGATCTACGTGGTGCGCGAGATCTTCTCCGATCACCTGATCGTTTCTGTATACACGCGCACCAGCGAAAGCATCGGCAGCGCGCTTCAGGATGGCGAGTATTACCGCGTGGGCTACTCGGTTGCCGAGACCGGCGCCGGCATTGAGTTCGCGTTCGATGCGCAGGATCAGTGGGAAGTCGTCGAGCTGGCCTATCAGCCCGCTGCGCCGGCCAAGATTCCGCAAACGACGCCGGCGCCCACCGTTGTGACGGAACGGGCCAAGGGGCGCAAAGCGCGCTTCACCGAGCAGGTCGATGTGATCAAGGCCGACCTGGGCGAGGCCGTGAAGACGGCGCAAGGCGAAGGCCGGCGCATCCGCGTGCGCGAGGCGGTGATGGCCGACGCGGTGAACCGCAACCGCCGACGCTACCCGCGCGAGGTGGTGCGCGGTGCGGTGACCGAGATCAGACAGCATTTGCACGAGAGCGCGGGCCAGGGGCGTGCCATTCTTCTCACGAAGGACGGCGACCAATTGGTCGGCGAGGCAGATCATCCGAGCGACAAAGGGCAGCGTCCCCTTTATCTGGAAACCATCGTCAACTGGACGGAAGTCACGTTTGACGAGGGCACGGGCGCGGTGGATTTCATTGGCACCGTCATCCCGACCAGCAAAGGCAAGGACGCACTCACCCTGATGGAGTTCGGCGTCATGCCCGGCGGCAGCCTGCGAGGCTATGGCTTCGCGCGAACGTTGACCGAGAACGATGGAGAGATCGAGGAGGTGACCGAGCTGCACTTCACCGGCTATGACCTGGTGATGACGCCCGGCTTCCTCAACCACACCGTTCTCGAAAGCAAGAACGACAAAAACGAATTTGATCAGGAGGACAACATGGACCCGAAGAAGCTGCTGGAGATGCTCCAGCAAAATCCCGAACTGGCGGCGCAGGTGAAGGCCGCATTGGGGATCGAGGCGCTCGACAAGCTGACCGAGGCGCAGGCCAAACAGATCGAGGGCTTGCTGCGCGAGAAGCTGAACCTCGCGCCGAACGCCGACGTGTTCAAAACCATCGCTGAGGCGATGGATGCCAAGCGCACGCTCGACGAGCAGGCGCGCAAGGCCGCCATCGCCGAAGCTGTGAAGAAGGCGTGCGAGAAGCTGCCGTATGGTGAATCGCTGAACAAGCAATTCGCCGACGAGCTGGCCGAGGCGGTGACGGATGCCGCCGGCGTGCAGGCCGCCTTCGAGCGTTTGCAGAAGCGCTACGACGCGATGGTGGCCAGCGCGCGACTTGCCGGCATGGGCATGTCTGCTGCAGGCGGCGCCGCCGGCGTCCAGGTGCTGGGCACTGTGCTCGAGCGCGACGCCGGCGTGCCGGAGTATGGCCGCGTGTCGCACGAGCTGCTCGAAGGTCTGCGCGCGCGGGAATACGCGCCGATCTGGAACGAGGCCAAGCCGAAGAACCGCAACCAGATCGTCGCGGCGCAAATCCTGAAGCGCTTCGACGAGCAGTTCAAGGACAAGCTCGCCGCCGAGGCGCAGCGTTTCAACGAAGCGCAGCTCAGCACCGACCTGTCGCTGCCCTACAGCGTCTCGCGCGCAGTGGTGGCGGCCGTGTGGCCGCAGTTGGTGGCCACGAGCATCTTCGATGTGGCACCGATGCAGAATTCGCCTGACCTGCTGTATTTCGAGACCTACACCGAAGAATCGGGCATGTCGGTGACGATCACGGATGAAGCCGTCACGGCGCCTAACCCGCTGGCGCAATGGAGATCGCTCGCCAACCAGCGCGTGAAGCAGGGCACGGTGGTGCTGACCAATAGCGCCGGCTCGACGACCTATGTCGAGAACACGGATTACTTCGTGGACTATGGCAACGGCCGCATCTTCGTGCCCACCGGCGGCGCGATCACCGCCGGTCAGTCGCTCTTGATCGACTACGTGTATGAGGCGATTCGCAAAGGCGAGAACGCGCCGATCGAGCGCGCCAAGACCACGCTGTCGAACGTGACCATCACGGCGAAGGCCGACCGCATGAGCATCGACATCACGAACGAGGCGGTCGAATTCTCGCGCTCGCAGCTGAACTATGACGTGGTGCAGCGCACGCTGGGCAACCTGATCACCGAGCAGACACGCAAGGTCGACCAGGACATCTTCAGCATGGCCGCCGCGACGCTGCGCACGGTGGCGAACAACAGCGGCGGCACATGGAACGGCAGCGCGGGATCGCCGGACTATGCCGATGCCATTCTGAAGCTGGGCAAGGCCAAGGTGAAGGTGCTCAACCGCAACTATTCGCCCACGTCCATCGTTGTGTCGGTGGCGAACGCCGACCTGCTCGCGAATTGGAGCGGCTTCACGGAGAGCGGCAGCCGGCCCGACGCCGAGGCGCAGAGCAACGGCTTCTTCCGCACGCTCAAGGGCCTGCCGATCTACGCCGCGCCGAGCACAGCACTGTCGGACAACATCATGATGGTGGTCAACCGCGAGCTGGTCGCTTTCCGCGTCTACAAGCCTTTGTCGCTGCAAGGTCCATTCCCGAAGTATGACCAGGCAACCGCTAAGCTGATCGCGGCCACGCAGTGGTACATCGAGGAATACAACGCGATGGAGTCTCCGGTGGCTGGCAAAGGTTCGTTCGTCGCCGTCACCTAACGAAAGTTTGAAGTTTTGATATGCGAGCCGGTGCTCAGGCGCCGGCTCGCATCACATCCTGCATCTGTTGCCTGCATCCATTGCTTGTATCGCATCGAATATGAAGAAAACAACCAGCATCTACATCGCGCAGCGCATCATGCTGCGCGGGCACTATGCCGAGGAAGGCGAAACCCACGTGGTGACCGAAGCCGAGCTCGACGAACTTCAGGCCGCATACCCCGGCGCCATCGTGCCCAATAAGGCTGGCCCGGACGAATTTCAGGACGTGAGCGAGCCTGCGTTCAACCCTGCCGCCGGCAAGACGCTTCTCCAAGAACCGGCGCCAGCGCTCACAAACGCAGGCGATGCCGGCAGCGTCGGCGACGAAGCCCGCGGTGAGAACGGCGACGATGCAGACGATGTTGCAGAAGAAGGCGCGGAGGATGGCGATGACAATCAGCCTGGCGGAAATGGTCGCAAGGGCAACACGCGACGTGCCGGCGCAAAACGGCCTGCCTGACGCAGAGCAGTATCAGCGTGCTGTCACGGATGCTGTTGCTGATTTCAGTGCGCGGCTGCCGCTGTATCGCACGGCTGTGGTGACCCTCCAGCCGGGGGTGCCGTCTTACGCGCTGCCGGCAGACTTCCTGCGCTTCATCCGTTTGCAGCCTGTGGGCCTCGCGCAGTTTGGCAACGTGGCTGTCACGGGCGCCGGACTCGTCCCACTGGGCGAGTCGCCGGCCCGTGAGCGCATCGTGATCACCGCGCAGTTGACCCTCATCCCCACGCCGGCCTATGGCGGGGCGCGCACGATGGAATATGCAGCGCGCTACACGCTGGACCAGAACAACGCCTATCCAGACTTGAGCGAGGAAGCCGCCGGCGCGGTGGCGCTGAAGGCGAACGCAAACCTGCTGCGGCTGAAGGCCGGCAAGGCAGCGGAAGGCGCCTGGAGCTATCGCATTGGCGACGAGTCGGTCGACAAAAAAGGGCTGAGCGCGTCATTGTTCGAGGCAGCCAATGCCGCCGAGGCAGACTATCTCCGGCGCGTGGAAGTTTTGCGCGGCACCGTGATGGCACGAGGGAGACTGCTGTGAGCGATTACTGCATAGACAACGCCAAGGGCCGGCTCCTGCCGGGCGTGGCAGATCTGCTGAACGTGGGCGCGCTGGGCGATTGGGCCTTTGCGCCGGCGGAAGAAACACCAGCCATCTGGATACGCACGCCGGACGGCACAAAAAATGGCACGATGAGCCGGCTGCCGCTGAGTGCCAATGGCTGGCAATGGGATGGCAATTGCGAAGCGCCGTCGATCACGCCGTCGATTCACCGGCTGCCCATTGATGGATACAAACCTGGCTGGCACGGCTTCATGACTGCCGGTGAACTCAAGAGTTGCTGAACCATGTTGACCCAATCCGATCTGGATTCCATGCGCGCTGATTTGAGCGCGATCCGTGCGGACAACGCATTTGATGTGGTGCTGCGTCGCAATGACGCTGACCTGCAGGCACAAAACGTGCGCGTCGCCGGTGGGAGTGCCGGCGGGCGCATGCAGGGCGTGAAGATCGACGAGCGCATTGCAACGATTGTGTTACTGGGCGATCCGGACATGGATGTGCAGATCGGCGACCGATTCACGCTGCACGACACGTTGTTTCAGGTGACATTTGTGCGCCCTGACCGGCGCACGGCTGCGATGGTCAGCGCGCAGGCGGTGGAGTGATGGCCATCCAAACGGGTGCCATGTGGGTGACGCCGCCGTCGGCTCTGGCGCAGGCGTTTGCGCAATATGGCGAGCGCGTCGTGCAGGCCGTCGATGCGTTGGCCATGTATCTGGCCGAGCGCATTCAGAGCGACATGCGCTCCAGCGCGCCGTGGACGGACCGCACCGGCAACGCGCGCAGCGGCCTGTTCAGCGTGGCCGAGCGGGCCGCCGGCGATGTGGTCACGATCTGGCTCAGCCACGGGCACACGGTCGATTACGGCAAGTGGCTGGAGCTGGCCAACGGCGGCAAATACGCGGTCATCATGCCGACGCTTGAGCGGTGGCTGCCGGAGATCGAGCGCATGCTCAAGCAATTATTTGCAGACTGACCATCACTGACCGTATTGATTTCACATGGGTATCCTGGACAACGTTCTGCGCACCCTTCGCCTTCGGCGTGGCGCCCCGGCCATTGAGCCCACGCCGGCGGCGACGACGCTTGCCGAAATGCCGCGCCCGCGCAGCACGACCGGACGCGCTGTCGTTGCGTTCTCGTCTTCGCAGGATCGCCTCAACCAGATCAAAGAGAGCCGGGCCATGTATCGCGCCGACACGCGCGTGCGCAAGGCCACGCGCGCCACAGGTCGCGACGCGGTCAAGGGCGGGCCGGCGGTGAAGGTCAAGAACAACCCCACGGCGGAGCAGATCGCCACCGACCTGATCAAGCGGCTCATGCTGCCCAGCCGCCTTGATGACTGGGCGCGGCTCACGTTTCGAGACGGCGACACATTTTTGCAGATCGGCGTGGATCGCGCCGGCGACGTGGCGCTGGTGAAGCGCATGCCGACGCTTCAGATGCATCGCAACACCGACGAGCGTGACATGTTTCCCGATCCCGCGCGCGCGTTCTGGCAAAGCGACGAGTTCTACGCCAGCCAGGAGCCGCCGGACGACGCAGTGTGGTTTGCGCAGTGGCAGATCATCCATGCGCGATGGGAGCATGACGAAGGCAGCCGCTACGGCGAGCCGATGTTCAGCGTCGGCGCGAAGTCCTATAAACGCATGAACACCGGCGAGGACAACATGGCCACGCGGCGCTGGGCGCGTGCCGGCATGAGCCGCGTGCACGTGCTCAAGGGCGCCGACGAGACCGCCATTGAGGCCTACAAGGAGCGCAACCGTGAGGCGCTCGAAGACCCCGCCGCCGGCGTCGCGGATTTCTACACCAACACCGAGGGCGGCGTCACGGCCATGCAGGGCGATGCGAACCTGCACCAGTTCGACGATGTGATGCACCACGTGCGCACGTTTTCGCTGGCGTCGCCGATCGCGCTCGGCCTGCTGGGCTACGGGCAGGATCTGAACCGTGACGTGCTCGACGAGCAGAAAGAGCAATATGACCGTGAGCTGGAGCAGATCACGCAATGGCTGGAAGACGAAATCGTCAAGCCGTTGCTGCACCTGCAGTGGCTCTTGAAGGGGATCCTGCCGGAATCGCTCGACTATGACGTGGTCTGGAAAAACAAAGGCACGCTGACCGCCGGCGACCTCAAGGCAGCGACGGATGCCGCGCTCAACCTGCGCGCGCTCGGCCTGGGTGACGATGTGGTGTTTGCGACGCTTGCGCGCTTTATCCCCGGCTTCGAAGACCTGCAGCCGGCCGTGCCGCAGGGCGAGCCGAATGCAGCCGACATGGCCGCCGGCGCCATGCCCAGTGACGACGACGATGATGGAGGGGATGCATGAGCGCGCGTGAATGGCAGCGCCAATACCAGGCGGTGATGCGATTGCAGCTATATGTGCAAATGCGCGTTCACGAGACGCTCGCCGCCGCCGCCAGTGCGATGCGCGAGGCCGTCACGGCCGTGCACCAGCAGGACGGCAGGCTGACGCCGGCGGGCTTGATGGGCGCGCGCGTTGCGCTCGAGCGCATCTGGAAAGAGTCATTCGATGCGGTCCGTGCGCTGATCACGGCGGCGCAGCGTGAAGCCGCGTCCATGCCGTTTGGCACGCTGGCAGAGTTGCACGCGCACTACATCGGCACGCTGGGCCGGCGCGCCGTGCAGGAGGCCATGCAAGGCGCAGGCGAGCACCGGCGGGTGATCCGCGTGCGACGGCTGGATGAAGCCGCCGCGCCAGATGATTACCTGTTCAAGCCGCAATTGGACGCCATCATGAAGGCTGCGAATCGCGCGGTCTACGCCGATGGGTTGACGCTGAGCGGACGGTTGTGGAGGCTCGATCAGCAAAGCCGCGCCGGCATCCAGGCCGTGCTGTTCGCCGGCGCTCAGGGGGGCAAGAGTGCCTGGGACATTGCGAAGGAACTGGAGAAATACCTCGGCGCGAACGCAAACTGCCCACGCTGGACATCGACTCGGCTTTACCGGCTGACCAAACGCGACATTGCCGCCGGCGATCCGCGCGGCCTGATCCGAGGCGATGAATGCGCGTCACAGGGCGTGGCCTACAACGCGCTGCGGCTGGCGCGCACAGAGATTCAACGCATCCACAACCTGGCAACGCAGACACTCATGAAGCAAATGCCGTGGGTGGCCGAGGAGCAGATGCGGCTCTCGCCGGCGCATCCCGAAGAGGATGTGTGCGATGAGATCATCGCCAGGGGGCGAGACGGAAAGGGCATCTATCCGGTCGGCATGCTGTCGCTGCCGATCCATCCCAACTGCCTGTGTTATCTCGTCGCAGTCGAGATGCCGGCGGACGATTTCGTCGGCCAGTTGCGCGGCTGGATGCGCGGTGAGCGGTCTTGGCCGGAGATGGATGGCTACGCGCAAACGTTTGGCGCGCAACTGTCGCCGGCGATGAACCTGCGCACGCGCACGATCTCGCAAGATGTCGCATCCGGCGCCGGTGTGGCCACCGGCATCATGGGAGGCATTGTGGCGAGCGCGATCCTGCAAACGCTTCTGGCCTGGCTGATGGGCGACCGCGCAGCGCACGACAGCCGCATGGAGTCCGTGCCTATGGAGGTGGCGTCATGAGGAATGCCATCCTGAGCCGGCTCGCTTCGGACGGCGCACTGATGGCGTTGCTTGCAGGCGGCGTTCATACGGCGACGTTGATCAGCCGCGCCACCACGCCGGCGGCGTATGACGCCAACCGCGAGCTGCTGCCCTGCGCGCTCCTGCGCTTCGAGAACGAGGCGCAGCAGGAGGTATATGCAACCGCTGGCGGGTTGATCTTCGTCCTGTATTTCTATCAGCGAGCCGGCTACGACAAGATCGACGCTGCGCGCGAGCGGTGCTACGCGCTGCTGAACAGGGCGATTCTTCCCGGCACACAGGCATGGGAGGTGATGCACGCCGACGATGTGCTCGACCAGAGCGACGATACGCTGGCGGCATCGATGTCGCTCAGCCGGTATCAGGTGATGCGATTAAGGGGATAACAGGAGGCTGGCAAATAAATGTTGATTCAGTGGAACGGGGTGGGGCAGCGTGTTGCGTTCGACGCAACCTGGCAGGACGGCAGCGTGGCCGAGGTCGATAGCGGTGTGGCCGGCGAGCTGCTGTCTCAGCCCGACGAGCGGTTTATCGTCGCGGCTGAGGATCCGCTGGCAAAAATCGCCGGCGACCACGCGTCCGCGCTGGCGTTGTTTTGTTCGGTGTTCACCGTGGCCGACCTGGCTGCGTTGGATGAAGAAGGGGTGGATCGTGTTTCGCGCTCAACAGGCGCGCCGCATGACACCGTGATGAAGTGGGCCGAGATGGCCCGGGAGGCCTAAATGCCATATGGAGACAAGCCCTTCGGCCTGCGCGAAATCAAGCTGGTCAAGGGCGCGACGGTGGTGTCGCTGGACGCCGCGATTGAACTGAAATTCAAGGAGAACATGGTGGGCGGGCGGCTGCGCGGCAACGACTCGATCAAGGCGTCGGTCGCGTTCGGCGACAGCGTCGAGTGGGAGTTGAGCGCCGGCGGCATCCCGCTGGACGGCTATGCTGTGATGACGGGGCGCACCATGACGACGACCGGCACGACGCCCAACCGCGTCACCACCGGCACGTTCAAGGCAGGCGATGTGATGCCGTATTTCAAAATTTACGGCAAGGCGATGGGGCCAAGCGGCGATGACACGCACGTGAAGATGGTGAACTGCAAACTCGACGCGGACGGGCTTGAAGGCAGCTTCAAGGACGGCGAATTTGTGGTGACCAAGTGCAAGGGCATCTCGCTGGACCTGGGTGACGGCAGTGGTTATCTTCAAGTCGTGGAGAACGAGACGACGGCTGCGCTGCCGGCGACTTAGTCTGACTTTACATGAGCGAGCAACACAACGAACAACCCGCGGTGGCCGCAAACAGCGCGGCCACCGCGCCGGCGCAATCGCCAGTGCAACCACCGGCGGCAAACGCCGCGAAATGGCGCAAGCGCCGGCACGCCGGCGCGTGGCGAACGACGCAGTCGGGCCTGGCGGTGCGCGTGCGCCGGCTGTCGCTCGTCGAGATGGTCATCAGCGGCGAGATGCCGAAGCCTTTGCAGGCCGACGCTGAAAAGCTGGTGGCTTCGGACGTGCCGGTGATTGACGCGGTGCGCAAGCACCTTGATGTCATCCGTGCTGCGGTGCGCATTGGCGTGATTGAGCCGCGTATCGTGGAGGGCGACGTGCGCGACGATGACGACAGCGCCGTCTCCATCACCGAGCTCAGCATCGACGATCTGATTCAGATCTATACCGAAATCACATCCGTCCGCGGTGGACTGTTGCCGCACCAAATGCTCGCTTTTTTAGAAACCGAGTAGAGGTGCGCGCGCTTCATGTGCTCGCCTCTTCGTATGGCCAGCGCCCCAGCGCGATGGTCGGCATACGCAACCGCGCCGCGGCGTATCAGTTCGACCTGTCGGTGCTGACGATTGCGCACGATCTGGATGACCAGGACAGGCATAGCGGCAAAGGCAAAGACAGGGGCCGGCCCATGGGCGATGTTCGCACGCTGGCGCGCGGGCCCATCAAGCGCGTCAAGATTCCCGCTGACGGAATTTGGTGATGCAATGTGCTGACCCACATTGCGTCGCCGGCGCGGCGATATAATCGAGGGAACAACAAACGTCAGCCAGCAGACCAGCGGCGGCATTTCCGTGGAAATGCCGCCGCTTTGCTTTTTCGTGATTTTGCTTTAAGACCATGCCGATCAATTTGGGTTCCGCATTTGGGCGCGTTGACATTGACGTGTCGAGCGCCAAGCGCAGCGCCGGCGACTTTGACCAGTCGATGCGGCAAATGGAAACGGGTCTCAATCGTGTAGGCGCGCGAGCTCAGGGCGCAATGAACGCCATCGGCACGAAGTTGCAGAGCGCGCTCGATGGCACGATCGGCCAGTTGAAGTCACTGCCAGGGGACATCGTCGCAGGCTTCACCGGCGGCATTGTCGCTGGTCTGACGACGGAACTCATCGCGATGCCGCAGCGCGTGGGAGAGGCGGTCGTGCAGGCCGCGCAGAAAACGACGCAATTCGCGATGTCGATGGACCGACTGGCACAATCGACCGGCTTGTCGCTCCAGCAGGTCAGCGCGCTTTCGTACGCCACGGATCGTTACAAGATTTCCCAGGAAACGCTCAACAGCAGCATGAGCGCGTTTGCGCGTTACCTCGTGGCGACGAAAGGATCATCGGCCAACATCCAGCAGGAATTTATGAATGCCGCGGATCAATTGCAGCGCATGCCGCCAGGCATTGATCGCAGCACGATGGCCATGAAGATGTTTGGCGAGGCCGGCGCAAGGCTTCTGCCCATCCTCGCGCAGGGCAGCGCCGGCATGCAGCAGTTTGGAGAAGCTGCAACTCGCGCCGGCAAAATGATTGATGAGAACGTGCTGGCCGCGGCCAAGCGATTTGAGGACGCGCAGCAGCGCATGGAGGACGCGCAGAATCGCTTCAACGTCGTGATTGGCAACGCAGCCCTTCCACTCCTGGCGCAGCTTTATGAGAACAGCAACCGCGCCACCGACGGCGGCGACCGTCTCGGCGCAGCGTGGCAGGCGTTCAACCAGGTGCTCGGCGAGTTTGCCAGCAAGGGAGCGATCACAGAGGATGCCTTTCGGCGGTTCGACGGCTCGATCTCGCTGGTGCTGGCGAGCGTGTTCTCTCTTTCGCCGGCGCTCAGCGGACTGGCCAACCAATTTGATGCCGCCGGCAACGCTGCAATTTCGGCAGGCTCAAAAGCTGCCGCCGGCGCATCCATGATGGCCGGCGCTGCGCAGACGATGGTGGTGAGCGTTGACATGTTCAACGCGCGCATGGCTGATCTGGCGCGATCACAGGCCATGATCTCCTACACGCAGATGCGCTACAACGAGCAGCAGAATGCCGGCTTCATCATCGCGCGGCAAACGCAAGGCGTGCTCGACTCCAGCTATCAAGCCCAGGCGCGCGCTTATTACCAAAAGCAGCAGGCGCTGCTCCAGGGCGAGCATGACATCGAGCAGAAGCGCGCGATGATTCAAAGTGAGCGCAGCAACAACGCCGTCATTGACGAGGCCAACAAGAAGCTGGATGACCAGATTGCCGCGCTCACCGCGCACGGCGGTGCATCACGCGGCGCCGCCGCCGGCATCGACGCGCTCGCTGCTGCACAGGAAGAGCTTGCCCAGCGCACGCAGCAGATGCAAGGCTTGATGGGGCAGTCGCTGGAGCCGATGAACCGAATGCAAAAACTGCAATCGGCGTACGCGCTTGCCACGGGCCAGACTACGCTGGCGCAAGAGCAGATGAAGATTGCCGTGCAGGGTGTGATGAAGGGCTTCGACGCCGGCTCCATCAGCATGGCCGATGCGCTCGGCTTGGTACTGGCCTTACGCAACGGGCAGATCGACTACACCCGCGCTCTGCAGGCCGCCGGCCCGGCAGCTCAGCCGTATATCAACGATCTCAATGAGTTTACCGCCGCGGCCACCGAGGGCACGGCAAAGGTGCTGCAAATGTCGCAGGGGGTGGACAACCTGCCTGGCAAAGCCGAGGTCAAGATCGACGCAACCGTCACCGGCCTGCCGCAGGTGGATGACCTGCATGATCGGGTGAAAGGCCTGCCCACTGAGAAGACCGTCACGATCAGGGCGGTGGTCATCGGCCTCGACCAGCTCGCCGGCGATTTCTACAACTTTGCGCCGCGCACCGGATCGCAGCCGGTCATTCCCTCGCCGGGCAACCTGGACACGCCACTGGATGGACAAGACCCAGGGCAGGGAGCGGGGCAGGGGCAAAACCAGACGCAGACGTTGAACGTTAACGTCGACGGGCAGGCGGTGGCTCAGGCAACCGTGCGCAACGGCACGCAGCCGACGACGAAGAACCAGCGCCGCAACTACCGGAGGCCCTGACCCATGGCATACAACCAGTTTGTCACCCTGGGCGCGAGCAAGCTGTATGTGCGCCTGAACACATGGCGGCAACCCGGCCAGCCGGCCAGCGGACGAAACACACTCAGCGCAAAATCATATGCCGTGATCGGCGCACACGCGAAGGTGTGGACGTTCACCGCGCTGGTGCAGGATGTGCCGGCGTCCGGCTACCACTCGCGCAGCGCGGTGCAAGCGCTGCTCGACGCCAATACCGTGAGCGGCAGGACACTCGCGTTCACCGACATCTGGGGCGCTTCGCAGGGCAACGTGATCATTGAAGGCGCGCCGGCGCTTGTGCCGGAGCTTGCGCCGGCCATGGAAGGCACGGATGGCTGGTATTCCATCGACTTGAGCTTAAGGAAGGTGAATTGATGCGCAGCATCTCCGGCGCGAACCTTGCCGCCCAGCAGCAGCCGCTGGTGAACCCAGCCATCGCGATCAACGCGCGCGACGAGGTGCTGCATTTTGCGGCGTTTGCCACGAGCAGCCCCGGCACTCTCGACACACAGATTGCGCAGTCTTTCTGCATGCGCAATACAGGCGCGCTCGCTTATGCGACCTACATGCACAACACCGGCGTCATTTATTTGCGCGTGTTCGACACGTCAAACAACGCTGACTATGGCATGCCGGCGGCAGACACGACGCTGTCGGTGCAGACGATGCGCTCGGCCATCGTCAACGAAGGCGGCACAATCCGGCTTTACACCGCTACGATGGACGGCGCCGGCGTGCAGGTGAAGCGCGCCACGCTCACGAGCACCACCAACCCGGTGTCTGTGTCGCTCTCGAATTACGGTCTGGCCTTCGGTGAGGCTTTCAGCAATAACTCGTCGCGCGTGCGGCGGGTGGAGGCGGTGTGCCCGACTGACTATGGCGTTGTTGTCGCCGTCGGCACGCACGACTTTACGCTGAAGCTTTCGACCATTCAGTTCTACTGGATCCCAGGGGCGGCGAGCGCTGCCATTGTGCTCAACACGCTGATCCAGATCCCGATGTTTGATTCGGAGGCATACAGTGCATGGTATTCGTGCGCCAAGTACTGCTCATACATCACCGCCATCGCGAACACCGAAACAGGCGCAATCCATGTGATCGCGAATGATCAGCAAAACGGCCGCGCGGTGCAGTTTTATATCAAGTCAGGCATTGAGTCTGCGCTTGTACCCGTTGCACCCATCGCTGCCGGCGCCAGCTTGGTCGGCCTTATGCCTGCATCGGTCACACGCATCAATAGCGTGTTCTATCTCACCGCGCGCTTTACCCGGAAAACGCGCGTGTCGCCGGCCAGCACGATTCAAGTCGCCGCGCTCGATTTGTATTTGCAGTCCGCTGATGCGTGGCACTGGAGCCTGTATGAGCGCTCAAGCTTCATCACAAAAACCGACTGCCGTGGCGCGCTGCTCCTGCGCAACGACTCGCCTGCCACGCTGTATTACGCCGGCGCCGGTCAGGGGTTTGCGGCGGCGGTCACCCAACTGCAAGTGCCGGCAGCCAGCGCATCCGTAACGCTCGACGACTACATCGAGAGCATTGGCATTGATGAAACGGCTGAGGCCGCCGACCAGCTTACGCTCAGCCTTGCCAACCCTTCGACCGCCGGTGGCGGCATGCTGTGGGATGGTCATGCGCATGTACGCAATGGCGCGGCGCTATATCTCAAGCTGGGCTATGACGGCAATGCCGAGGCTTACGGCGTATATGGCATTGATGACCTGCAGCGCACCGCGCTTGCAGCCGGCGAGACAAGCGTCGATCACGGCGCGCTCGCGATCACCGCGCGCGACCTTGGGCAGAAGAAGCTGATCGATCACAACCTGCTGACAGAGACGGATTTGCGAAGCCAGCTGGCACTGCGCACCACGTTGTCTGAACTGGATGCGCTCAACCTCAAGACGCCGGCTGAGCGCGGTTACAAGGCCACCAAAAACGGCCTGGTGTATGACGGACGCAATCAGCCCTTCATTGCGCTCGTGGAAAGCGATGAATCCGGTGATGCGCTGATGGAGGCGACGGTGCAGATGGACGGCGGCGACAACTACGCCGTGTCGTCCATCGGTTTTGTGTTTGGCTGCGATGACGACGGCAACGGCAATGTTGTCGTCGTGCCGAGATATAACACGTGGACAGCGTATGAGACTTGCGACCGCCCAAGGGTGCGCACGATCAAGCTCAACAGCATCGATCCTGATGACCCCGACAAAGAAGACACCGGCTGGAATTTCAAGGACAAAACAAACACGCTGTGGGCCTGGTCGCCGGCGCTGGCATCAGGCCTGCGCACCCAGGCGACGCCTGGAGCGTATCGAGCGGCGTTCAATTACCAACTGATCAAGGGATATCTGTATGACGTGGCGGTCCGCATCAGCGGTCGGCGCGTTCAGGTGTTTGTGAAGCCGCGCGTGACTGGCTCGACGACATGGGCCGCCAATGCGCAATACACCCTCTGGTCGGAGTTTTTGTTCGACTGGCAGGCGAAGCGCTCGCAGGCCGGAGAAGATCAGTGCGGCCTTGCGTTATCCACTGATGTGTGGGGAGACACCGCCGCATTTGCGGCGAGTGCATACGACGACGTGGAGCAAACGCTGACGCATGCAGCCAATAACGCGAAGCTGGCCGACTACAGCGTGATCGCTGTTCAGTGCAATGGGCAGTCGCCTATTGGCGACCGTCTGAGCGTTAATTGCACGGCCACGCCTTCCATGCTCGTTGTCGGGCAGTATGTGCGCCTGCGTATTCCAGACAATTCTGACAAGATCCTGAAGATCGCCTCGATCACCGGCAACAACGTCACGTTCACATCACACTACGATCTGACTGCGCCTGGCGCAAATGGCTACATCCAGACGCTGGCGACTGACAATATCTGGGGTTTTGCGGATTGCGGCAAGCGCAACTACGTGGCGACTGAGGCTGATGAGCTTGGCGATCTGGCCATTCCGATTGACCCTAAAGCCCGAAAGCTGGGAAGATCAATTCGCGGGCGCGCCATTTTCATCTCAGACGACAACACGGCATCGTCCATTCGCATGCTGGACAGCGATGGTGTGCGCTTCTGGTTGTGGTCTGGATATGAGAACCGCACCCGGGTTGGATGGGATGAAACCAATCCAATTGCAAGCGACGACGATCCTCTCTATTCGGGTGGCAGCGAGCCCAGCGTGTGGCGTGTGGTGATGCATCACGGGTATGTGTTTGATGGCGCGCCGTCCGCCCATGGACTGCCTGCGTCGTCATATCTGGATGTCGATGATGAGTGCCTGCGTTACGCTGGCTTCACGTTCTACAAGCGCGGCATGCTCGCTCAAAACACATGGACCGTTGTGCCGGCGTTCTATGCGCCGCTTGCAGAAGTCGCCGGGCCGACCAGCACTCTCCGCAACTGGCGCTCCAACACCGGCGCCCAACCAGGCGACGATTTGGGGGATATCCAAACCAACTTCAGCATCAATCCGGCCGGTCTGCTCGCGGAAGTTGTCTCGAAGTCTGGCGGAGAGATCCGCGACGACAAGCAATATTACGTGGCCAGCGCAACAAAGGTTGCCAGTCCGACCGTCGGCAACACGTCATACGTCACGCTCGACAAGCCCTTTGAAAACAGCGTGCGTGGCGCCGATCCAAACATCGTGCTTGCCAACGGTGAGATCAATCCTGCGCTCGCCAAGACCCAGCGCGAGGGCGACCTCGTCGTATTGAGTGGGCGCGGCCAATGGAATACAAAGAAAGAAACACATGATGCTGACGCACCGGTGCTGTATTCCCCGCGTGATGCGAGCGGCAATGTGTCGAAAGTTATTGTGAGTCGTTGGGCACGCTACGCGGGCCGCTTTCAAACCGTCGAGGACGGACTGCGCAGGCTGGCGGCTCTCGCCGGTGTGCGTAATGCAGTGTTTCGCAACGATCACAGCGCGCCAACGGCCAATTGGTCTGGCACCATCACCACAACGCCGCAGTCGCTGCCGCTGCGCACCAACCTGGCAAACTTCACGCTTGATGCGCTGGTGCACATCCCGGGGAACGACACCAACGCTGGCGGCATTGCCAACGAGCGCCGGCTCAACATTTTCTTTCGGGGTTATTACCGCCTGAGCATCCAGCAATATGCCACCGCAGCCGACTATGCTGCCGGCCGGCCTGGCGTCATACGCATTGGCCTGGCCACCACATCGACGGACATCGCCGCCGATGCAAACGGTGATCGCTGGTTGAAGGTCATCCCAATCCCCGACACCGACGTGAATGTCGCCGGCGTGGTGAGCGGCTCCAATCCAAATTACACGTTGAGCGAGATTACATCGCAACTGGTCGACCTGCGCGTTGCGGTTTGCGGTGAGCGTGTTGTGGTTGAGATCAACCGCAAGCCATTCTGGACGTTTAATCTCGACGACATGACGGATGGCAGCACCTCATGGCGACGCGACGATGCCGGCCCCATCCAGGTGAGCCACACCGGCACAGTGCCTGGTTACACGGCCACCATCCGTGTGCTCGAGCTCGGCGACGAGCTGTCGCGCCACACCGCGCAAAAAGGATCAAGCGCGGCAATGAACATCGACACGATCAAAGAGGGCCGACACATCCGAGCTCGCTCAACGGCTGCTGGCGGCATGGAATTTGCACGTTTTTGGATCCGAGACGACGCCGGCAGCCTGAGCGAAAACATGTGGCGGCACGTCGATGGCGCCAGCGATGTGGTGCAGCGCCCGCACGTTGAGGTCACCGGCGCGGAGATATCAGGCGAATATATCGACGAGCTGCTCGCACAAGCTCAAGGCGCGCAATTTGCCAGCATTACCAATGAGACCGTTGGGGACTGGCAGACGGCCGGTGCGGATGCGCTTTTGCAGATGCGCGAGGCCGGCGAATTTGCGGATGTAGACACCATTGATGCGGTGCCGCTGTTGCACCTGCAGCCCGAGGACTCACTCGCGCTGTCGTATACGCCGGGAGGCGATTCGCCGTCTCACGCAAGCTCGCCGCATGTGCTCACCACAAAATCGGTGCGCGCGAGTGTGGATAACGAGGGTAATCGCGCCTGGGAAGCCACCTATCAAATCAGGGGGTTTAGGCCATGAGACCGCCTGCAACATTTACCGGAGCGATGCTCCCGGAACTTGAGCGTGACACGTTCGGCACCGTGATCGCCATCACGGGCAAGTCCTGCCGCGTGCAGCTTGCTGGCGGTGATGTGATCAATGGTCTGGCAATCGAGGGCGCATCGGTGGGTCAGTCTGTCCGGCTGCGTTATTCCGGCGGCACTTATAGCGTGCAGGGTGGGGCAGGCGGTGGTGCATCTGGATCAAGCGCGGTGATGGGAGGGTCTGGAGCTTTCTCCGGCGCGCCCTCGCCGCACGATCTGCTTGGCGCGCATCACACCCTGCCGACGCTGAGCGCAAACCTCTTTCTTGCATCGCCCATCTCGGCCAGTGGCCTACCGGCGTTCAGGGCCATCGGCCCTGCCGATCTCCCCGGCCAGTTCAGCGGCTTCGGCAACCCAACTGCGCTCGCCGGCATGACTGCCATCAACGGCACGGCGACAACAGCGATGCGCAGCGATGCGGCGCCGGCCATCAACCCGGCGATCCTGCCGAACTGGTCAGGCGTGCATACGTTCAACGCCGGGCAGCGCGTCGCCGGCGCAATGGCGACTGAATACGGCGCCGGCATCGCCGGCAAACAGGCCGATGCCGGCAAGATCGGCTACCAGACCTTCACCGCTGGCGCGCTCGACATCGTGGGCGCCGGCACCACGGCTGGCCAGCGTATCGTGAAGCTGTGGGACAACACGCACATTGTCGGCTACGTCGGCAGCGAGGCATACACGTCGCAGTCCTCTGGCTGGCGCATCAACAGCGCCGGCGCTGCAGATTTCCGTTACGTGTTTGTCGACGAGATGCACGCGAAGTCGTTCATCGCCGACCTCGAGCAGGCGCTGGCCGGCGGCCAGATCATCAGCAAGAGTGTGGCGATGCTTGGCAAGCCGTTCACGGCGCCGGCGGCGGGCGGATCGGCGACACTGTGGCCGCGCGACCTGCCCAGCGCGCCCGACATGGCCGTCTTCCAGTCAGGCGACATCGTGCGCGTGCGCACGTTCTTGCGCAGCGGCGGCAGTTTGTCGATTAGCGACTGTTGGGGTGTGGTGACGAGCTACGCGGACGGCACGGGTGCGGACGCAGGCTTGCAGTCGTGGACATTCACCCGCTCGGTTGCGCTCAACGCCGGCGCAATGGCCGCCGGCACCGTCGTGCCTGTGGACAGCATCGTGCTGGACTACGGCACGAGCGGCAACGGCATCTGGGAAACCAACGCCATCGACGGCGTGTATGGCGCAAATTCGCCCTACACACAGGCTGTGCAGTGGACAGGGCACCCTGCCACCGGCAGTGTTGTGCGCTACCGCGCCGGCAAGCTGGACGGGTGGGGCGCAGGCTATAGCGGCACGAACACATTCGGCTTTGCCGCCGGCAATGCGGCCGGCACGTGGGTGGCAGCCGAGGCGACGAACGGCTTTCGTGTGATGTATGGGAGCGTGGCAAAGGGCCAGTGGGACACGGGCGGCAACCTCACCATCGGCGAGGTGGGCACGGGCAAGAGCAACGTGCATATCACCAACGCCGGCACGTTGTTTGTGCGCAACAACACCGCCAATGTTGTGAGGCTGTCTCCAAGCTCTGAAAGCGTCGGCTTTTACACCTATGGCACAGTCGCGGATTTCACCGGCAACATCTACGTCAGCGGCACCACGGTGATGGAGAGCGCGGTGTTGCAGAATTCGATGCTGCTCGCAAAAGCGGGTCGCATCAACTCAACCGGCGCGGCCATTCCCATCGCGTTTGAGACAGGGCAGCCGCACCTGGCGTTCGAGCATTGGACGCTGGCCGGCGCTGCGGGACTGGGGCGCATCTATGCCGACAGCTACCAGCCCAACGTGGGCACGATCGATTTCAACAGCGCGCTGGTGATCGAGACGTTTGCCGTCAACCACTACCGCTGGTCGGACGGTGCATATGTCGGGCAAAAAGGCACGCAGATCATTCTGCGCGCGCCGGCCGGCGCGAACGGCGGCGGGGGCGTGTCGGTTGAAGGCACGCTGGCGGTGTCCGGTGTGTCCATCCAGGGCACTGCTGGCCGAAATTACTTCAGGGACAACGAAACTGTCACCGCAGGAGGTCAGGGATTGCGCGTGGGTGCTGTGTGGAACAGATGGGGCATTTATGCTGACGCTGGCGATCTCTGTCTTGCTGCTGCCAGTAACACGATTGCGGCTTACTCGAACATAGATCTGACCCCGCAGAGCAGAACCATTTATTCAAACAACTGGTTCAGATCAGTTGGTGACTCGGGTTGGTATTCTGAGACCTACGGTGGCGGCTGGTACATGATCGATACCACGTGGCTGCGCGCGTACAACAACAAGGCGATCTATACACCCAACATCATCCGCGGTGATGGCGGCTTCAACCGCAATGGCGTCGCCGGCGGCATCTATGTGCCCCTTACCGGTTACGTGTGGCTTGTTGACACAACAGGATTTGCCTTGAACGCTGGACTCGGGCGTGCAGTGGGCAACTACGTGATAACGCTCAATGCCAACGGGAACAACATCCCTGTCGGCGCAAAGGCAATCGCAGTCAGGCTGGGTGCAAAGTGGACATCGACAAGTGAAAACAATCGCCTCGACATTGGCGACGGATCGACAAATCACGCGACGATCCGCGCAAACACACTTTACTGGTCTGAAATCACCGCAATCATCAACATCAACATCAACCATCAGATCGGTTACAGCATCGCCGGCGCGGGGACTGATCGCATTTACGCAAACGTTGTCGGCTATTTCTACTAATCATGATTGTCACTGCTGTGCTCACCCTGACGCTGCTCGCTGCGCAGCCGGACGCGCTGGTGCAGGTGTTTTCGCCCACGCAGGGCGTGACGATCACCGCGCCGGCGCGCGACGGATGCAGCCAGGTTGATGCATGGTGGGTGCAGTGCTGGGGTGAATCTGCGAAAGGCCAGATGTTCATGGTGAGGTACCGCTGCGGCGATCCGTTCGCCGTGCTGGTCGTTCGCGTGGACCAGCACGCAAGCCTGTTCGAGATGAGATGCCTGTTTAGACTGTTTTCGCCTTTCGTTTCACACGGAGATTTTCATGCCACTCATCACCAATGAGCCTGTCATTCTCAAACAGGCAAACAAGTGGAAGCCTTCGCACATCGAAGGCAGATGGTCCGAAGACGGCACACCGTCTGTAATGCTCGTTATCAGGGCATACATGGACGATGCCTTTGTGGAGTCATACTCCGCAAATTTGACAGGTGAATCGCTCCGGGCAGTGCTGGCTTCGGCATCAGATTTCATTTTCGAAATCCTCCAGCGCGGCGGCACGCTGGAAGATGTTCTGGCCGGCGTAATCCTTGAGTATGGCCGCATGGCCGGCATCGTGCCGGAAGATGCCGTCGAGGCAGAGCCGGTGCAGGGTCCGATAGCGGCGCCGGCGTCTGTTGAAACAAGCAGCGAAACAAGCAGCGAGGTAAAGAAATGAGCAAAGGACGAAGAACGCACGAGATGATTGAAGTGGTGGCCACGCTGGGCGAAATGGTCGACAGCCTGACTGTGATGAATCGCATCATCAACCAGCCGTTCGCGCCAGACGGCAACGTGCAGGCCTATGACCGCTGGACGCGCACGGCCAAGTCGGTGCTGAGCGAGGTAGACGAACACAGCGCTTATGAGGTGCTGCGCATGAAGCTGGTGCGCGAGTTTGGCGCGCCAAACGAAAAGACCGGCCAGCACGAGTTCCACGATCCGGACAAATACAGGGCATTCCTGAAGGCCATCAACGAGCTGCGTGCGCAGGAACGTGTGGTGACTGTGTGCAAGATTAGTGAAGACGAGGTGGATGCGCAGGCGGTTGCGCTGGGCCTGAGCTATGCTGAGCGGTTCGCACTGGACTGGCTGGTGCCTGTGGCAGAGCCGGTGGGGTAGGGCAGCATTTCCGCGGAAATACAAAACGCCGGCGTCTGTGCCCAGGGGGATGGAGCCAGACGCCGGCGTTAGGGGAGTATATATGAAGGCGACCAAGTGGTCGCCTCTTTTCTAACCTATAGCCACAACCTCACTAAACTTGATGCTGAGGATTGTTGGTTCTAGCACGCCATTCGTAAATACGTGCTTAGCGGGGTAAGTGCCCACCGGCTTTCGAGAAATTACCAGCCAGTCTTCGAAGTCTTTGGCCATTTGTTGTGCAACCGACTCCTCTACTTCATATATCCCAGTTCCCTTTGGGCCGTCATTGGTGTGGAAGAAGATTTCAATGCGCAT